ATAACACATTTCTGCTATAATGGTATTATAAACATTTTAACAGGAGTGTACAAAATGCCAAGAAACAAAAAAAATACAGAACAAGCAGTTGGTTCTCAAAATAGAACTGTTACGCCAAACGAGGCAAAAAACGCATTAACACATTGTATCAAATTACAAAGACCCATAATGATGTGGGGTGCGCCAGGTATTGGTAAATCTGATATTGTTAAACAGATTGCAGAAACACAGAACAGAGAAGTTATTGATATAAGACTTCCTTTATGGGAACCTACAGATATTAAAGGTATTCCTTACTACAATTCCAAAGACAACAACATGGTTTGGGCATCACCGGCTGAATTGCCTACAGATCCTAAATCCACGGCAATAGTATTTTTAGATGAGTTAAATTCAGCGGCACCGGCAGTACAGGCGGCGGCTTATCAACTTATCTTGAACAGAAGAGTAGGACAATATCACCTACCTGAAGGAGTTTCAATTGTAGCGGCAGGTAACAGAGAAAGTGACAAAGGTGTCACATACAGAATGCCGGCACCATTGGCAAACAGATTTGTTCACGTTGAACTAAGAGTGGACTACGAAGACTGGTTACAATGGGCAACTAACAACAAGATACATCCAGACGTAGTAGGATATTGCACATTTTCAAAACAAGATCTGTATGATTTTGATCCTAGAGGATCAAGCAGATCTTTTGCAACTCCAAGATCATGGAGTTTTGTTTCACAACTTCTATCGGATGACCTGCCAGAAAGTACGCTCACTGACCTCGTTGCAGGTTGCGTAGGAGAGGGATTGGCCGTTAAATTTATGAATCATCGTAAAGTTAGCGGTCAACTTCCAAATCCATCCGATATCTTGAGCGGTAAGATCAAAGATCTTAAAACTAAAGAAATATCAGCAATGTATTCTTTGACAGTTTCATTGTGCTATGAACTACAACAGGCACACGAGAAAAAAACAAAGAATTGGAACGAACAGGCAGATAGATTTTTCCACTACATGATGGACAACTTTGAAACAGAGTTGGTTGTTATGGGTGCAAAAATTGCCTTAACCAACTACAAACTTCCGTTCGATCCTAGCAAGTTGAAATCATTTGATAGGTTCCATAAGAAGTTTGGCAAGTACGTCATAACTGCTATGGAGTCTAAATAGTGTCAGATCAAAGAATCATAGACAAATTGGTTACTGCAAGAATTGGATTACTTCTTAAACATCCTTTCTTTGGTAACCTTGCAACAAGATTAAAACTTGTAAATGCTGATGACTGGTGTCCTACTGCGGCCACTGATGGTAGACATTTCTTTTACAATACAAAATTTATTGATTCTTTAACTCCAAAAGAATCAGAATTTTTATTTGGACACGAAGTTCTGCACAATGTATTTGAACATATGTTATTAAGAATAGGTGACAGAGATCCTATGCTTTGGAACATAGCGGCCGATTATGCTGTAAATCAAATTCTTAAAGATGGACAGATTGGTGAAATGCCAAAAGATGCCAAAGGCAAAGACAAAGGATTCCAAGATGACAAATACAAAGATTGGCCTGCAGAAAAAATATATGATGACATTTACAAACAGGCCAAAAAGAACGGTAAAAAAATGTTGGAGAAAATGGGACAACTTATTGATGATCACCAAGAATGGGGCAAAGGTGATAGTCCTCAAGAACAAAAGAAACAGAATCAAAAAGGTTCAGGCAAACCTATATACACTAAACAAGAACTTAAAAAAATAAAAGACGAGATAAAAGAAGCAATGATAAGTGCCGCACAATCAACAGGTGCAAGTAATTTGCCAGGTGCAATACAAAGAATTGTAAAAGACCTTACTGAACCAAAAATGGACTGGAGAGAAATAATCCAGCAACAGATCATGAGCACAATAAAGTCAGACTACACTTGGATGAGGCCCAGTAGAAAAAGTTGGCACACTTCAGCAATACTACCAGGACAGAACAATGACGAAATGATTGATGTGTGTTTGGCTCTAGACGCATCAGGCTCTATCACTGATCAACAGTGCAAAGAGTTTTTAACAGAAGTCAAAAACATAATGGATCAATACAAAGATTTTAGAATACACTTATGGAGTTTTGACACAGAAGTTTTCAATCCAAAAGTGTTTACTCCAGACAATGCAGATGAATTACTTAACTATGAATTTGGCAATGGCGGTGGTACAGAATTTGAATGTAATTGGAAATACATGAAAGACAATGGCATTGAGCCTAAAAAATTTATTATGTTTACAGATGGTTGGCCATTTGACAGTTGGGGTGATCCAGACTACTGTGATACAATATTTTTGATCAATAATCCATATGAACGAAACATTGAAGCACCATTTGGGATGACAGTTGCATATGAGGATTAATAAATTAAATTTTTTCAACAGACGAGTAGATAATATTATGCCACACTTTACAACCTTTTCAAAATGGTTAAACGACTATGACATTGAAAAGATTAACAAATGGATTTACGAAAATTGCACAGGTAGATACTGCGTGGTAAAAGATGTCAAATGGGACAAAGATGCTTGGAAAGGTATGACCACAATTGGATTCGAGCAACCATCTGATATGACTCTGTTTGCGTTAAGTGGTTTAGTAACTGACAAACCTAAATATTAATTACCAAAATACTACCACTTTATTTCCATCCAATCATTGACTCTGATAATTAATTCTAGTATAATTGGTGTATAAGGAGATTTAAATGGCAACAAGAAAAAAGACATTAAAGAAAGAGGCACAGACAAAAGCAAAAGCAACTGCAACGCAAACTGCACCTCAACCAAAACAAGCAACAGCACAAGATTTATCTATTGCTGACTTGAAAAATTTAGCAACTATAATTGATGTTGCATCAACACGTGGAGCCTTTAGAGCAAATGAAATGGCCACAGTTGGAGCAATGTTTAACAAACTACAGGCGTTCTTAGCCAGAGTGGCACCAGAACAAAAGCCTGAAGCAAAACAGCCAACAGCCGCACCAGCGACTGCAGGCAAATAGGAGAACAACATGGTACAACAAATGATGCCAATGGACATTGACGGCACAAAACAAACAGTGCAGTCTAACAGAAGACAATTTAAGCATATAGGAAAATTAAAAGATGATGGTGCTAGTGTGGCAATAATTTTTAGAACTGTACCAGACGAACCTACAAACTGTTTGGTTATGGGTCCTAAATTTTTAGATGACACTAACCACAATGCTTTAATGAACGCAATTGAATCTCAAGAAGGTCAAGCCGCTTTTGAACTTGGCGATGTACTAGCAAGAAGATCATTTCCGGATGGTACTAATATGTTGGCCTTTTTACATCAAGGCAATTACATCAAAAAAATGCCAACTAAAAACGTGATTGTTACAATGGGTTCAGGCAACGATGGAGAAGTTGCTTTAGATGAATTAAACAAACTTATTGCAAAAGAACGTGGCGTCAAAGTTTCAGAATTAGCGGTAGCAGATCCAACACCTAAGCAAACCAAAGATGCCGCAAAAAAAGAAACAGCCAAAAAATAAAAACTGGGCACAACTTTCTCAGCATTTTGTAAAACAATGGCCTGATGTTTTAGAAGGCATTGAACTTTCCAAGATGCCTGTTGACTATCTAGACAGTATACAATTACATCTAAAAAATAATATCACTATCAGCATCGACGTTTTAAAAACACTTAAACGTGCTTCTAAAACAGCCACAGCAGATATGCTTAGAAGATATATTAAAAAACATTATGCTGTAATTAAACACGTGGATCTAAAGTTTAATATGACCAAACTTAAAAGAGACATAAAAGGCAAAACAGCAAAAATGTTAAACAAGGCATTTAAACAATGATAGCCTTGTCTGAGTTTGGCTATGAGCGAGGTTTAGACAATCCAAGCACACAATTCTCATACACTTGGCAAACCAAACAGTTTATACACGGAGAAAAACAAAAAGTATTTGAAGAAACTTTGGCCAACTATTGTGGTGCTGAAGATGCCGCAGGAACCAGTAGTTGCACAACTGCTTTGATGCTTTCATTATTGGCGTTGGGTGTAAAGCCAGGTGATGAAGTAATCACAACTCCTTACACATGGATAAGTTCTGTAGAAGTTATAGCACAGATAGGAGCAAAACCTGTTTTTGTAGATATTAACAGAGACGACATGTGCATAGACACAGATCAAATAAAACAAAAAATCACTGCAAAAACAAAAGCAATACTGTGTGTTGACATATTTGGAAATGTTTGCGACATTGACACATTGAAGTCATTTGGTTTACCTGTAATTGAAGACGCCGCACAGAGTATAGGAGCAAAATATAAAGGTGTTAACATAGGTGGCCAAGCGGATCTTACTTGTTTTAGTTTTTATCCAACTAAAAATTTAGCCTGTTGGGGTGACGGAGGTGCAGTCACTGGCAGTAAAGAATTAATAGAAGAAATAAAACTTTTACGTAATCACGCACAACACAAAAAATTTAACACAATCAAAGTTGGATACAATGCGAGAATGGACACAATACAAGCAGAAATTTTATCTAACAAATTTCCGTATCTTGACAAATGGAATTCAAGAAGAAAACAAATTGCTGAACACTACAATAGTAATTTTAAAGATATATTAGAATTGCAGAAAAACAAAGATTATTCAGAAAGTGTCTGGCATCAATATGTAATTCGTACAACAAATAACAAAGACATACAAGCAAAACTAGGTGACGAACAAATACAAAGCAGAGTGTACTATGAAACACCATTGCATAAAACCCAACCTTACAACGATGGCCACACATATGAAAACACAGAATTTTCAAGTAAAACTGGTTTAGCCATACCTGTTCATCAATATCTTACAGACGAGGATGTTGAAAAAATAATCAAGGTGGTTAGATCATGAAACTAGCATTAATTGGACAAGGATATTGGGGAACAAAAATTGCAAAAGAATGTTATGCACTGAATATACAAACAGATGTATTTGAAATAGGCAGTGACATATCAGGAATAAATCCTAAAACTCACAACGGTGTTATTGTTGCTACACCCGCCGAAGACCACGCAAACACAACAATACAACTTCTAAAAAATCAGAATAATATTTTAGTTGAAAAACCTATTGCACAAAATAGCCAGGAATTAAAAAGGATATGCAATGCAATTACAAATCAAAAAGTTATGGTTGGACATATTTTACTTTACAATAACCTATACAAAAAAATTAAGCCACTTATAAAAAATTTAAAATATGTGCATGTAAGAAGAAACGCATGGGGCAGATTTAAAAAAAATATAACACCAATACTAAACCTTGCACCACATGACGTTGCACTTTTTGATGATTTATTTAAACGTAATCCATTAAGTGTATACAGTCATGGAGTAAAGATTACAGGCCACGCACAACCTGATGTGGTTTATTGTTTTCTTGACTATGGCTCACAGCATGTTACATTAGAATTGGGTTGGTACAACCACGAAAAAGTAAGAGAAACAAATTTTGTATGCGACACAAAGCATATTGTATGGAACGATTTGGATAAAAGCATTTGGATAAAAGAACTATTTCTTGATGAAAACAAAAGGCAACAACAAGGGCCATCTCATCAATTGCATATTGATGACGATATATCACCTTTACAAAATCAAATCAAAGCATTTCAAGACTATGTAATGGAAAATAAATTGCCAATTTCTAATTTAAATCATGCCAACAGAGTAACAAAAATTGTTGATGCATTGGAAGAAAGTTATAATAAAGGAACAAAGATATGTCTGTGAAGAAAATACTTGCCATAGGTGCTCATCCTGATGATGTAGAACTAGGATGTAGTGGTACACTTTTAAAGTACCAACAACAAGGTGCGGAAATAGATATCGTGGTAACACGAGATGATAATGCTCCAAGACCTAGTGTTCATAGATCAAGAGACAAAATGATCGAGGAATACAAAAAAGCAGAAAGTATTTTTGGTATAAAATATTATATAATGAAAAATCCGGTGACAGAAGAAGGCCGACCAATGCTGGAGTGGAATAGTACATTTGTGAAAATGATGGATGACATAGTTCATAATAAAAATTATGATCTAATTATTACACACAGTCCAGGGGATCATCACCAAGACCATGTAAACACTTTTAACATTGTCAACAGCAGTCTTCGTAGATGGCAAGGTGAGTTCTGGTTAATGGAAGCAGGTCCATATAGTAATAAAAACAAATTGTTCAATCCAACAGTGTTTGTAGATATAAGTGAACACATTGATAAAAAAATACAATTAGTAAGTTGTTACGACAGTTATTTTAATGAAACTTTACTACACAACATAAAAGGACTAGCCGCATATAGAGGGCAAATGACTGCTACAAAATATGCAGAAGCCTTTGAACTAAAATGGAGAACAGTGTGAGAATATTAATATTAGGTGGATATGGATTTATCGGAAGTCATATAGCAGAAAAACTCAACAAACAAAATCACACAGTAGGTATAGTAGACTGTTTTCATCAATACTACACATTTCCTGATTGGGAATATCAGCCATTAATGTCTCAAAGAAAACAACTTGCCAATCCTGCTAAAGAATATATTGGACAGATTGAAAACTTACAATTTATGCAAAATGTATTTGCTGACTTTAAACCAGACAGAGTCATACATGTTGCAACTTATCCAAATGCAAAAATGGTTGCTAGAAATGTTTTAGATGCCACCAACAACATGATTACTGCCACAGCATATATTCTTGATTTGTGCGTAAAGCACAAAGTAACAAAATTCGTTTTTGCATCAAGTAGTATGGTCTATGGAGAATTTGATAACAATATTCCAGACGAAACAGTTGAACCTAGGCCTAACACTTTGTATGGAAGTTACAAAAGGCAAGGTGAATTGATGTGTAAAATTTGGCACAGAGAAAAAGGATTACCCTATGTTATCATGAGACCTTCAGCATTATATGGATGCACTGATGCCATTGTGAGAGTGATAAGTCAATTGACCAAGAACGCACTAACAACAGGCAAAATGACTGTACAAGGACCAGATAACAAATTGGATTTTTCTAATGTAAAAGAAGTTGCTGAATATTTTGTGTTGGCTTGTACAAGTGAAGTATACAACGAAACTTTTAATTGCACACGTGGTTATGGCAGAAAAATAATTGAAGCCGCTGAACTTGTTAAGAATACACTAGGCACCGGTGAAATTATTACTAAACCACATGATAAATTTTATCCTAGCAGAGACACACTAAACAGTGACAAAATAAAAACCATGTTAAACTATGCACCTTCTATTGATATTGAAACAGGTATCCCAGAATATATAGATTGGTTTTTAAAACAAAAATTTTATATTGATAATTTAAATATTAATACAACGGTTCATTTGGATACAGTTGTTTAAATTTTGCCCTACAAAAGTCCCAACTGTAAGTTTTAAGAATAGTTTCTAAATTGTAATTTGACTCTTCAGTAAATTTTTTACCTTCTTGTGCGCCTTTTTGCAACCATTCATGATCGCAGGCTAACCACTTTTTAATTCTAAAATTATTTTCAACTGTTGGTTTATTTTTGTACCAATACACTAATTTTGCAACTTCTCTAAATCCATTTTTCCATGAAGTATAATTGTCTGGAGTCAATAAAGCACTTGAGGCATAACCTGGAATAACTTCGTGTGGTTTACTTAATGTAAAGTCAAGCACAAGATCAGGTGTGGCAAGTGTATGTGTTTTGTTGTAAAGGTTAATATTGTATGTGCCGTAATTTATTTTAAGTTCAGGCAAATACGACTGAAAAATATAATGTCTCTTTGATTTGGCTCTATCAACCTGAAAGTCAAAACTAAACCATCTATGTGTCCGACTTTTGGCAAACACAGCATAAAAATATTCTGTGTTGGATCTTCTCGCGGTTTCTTTATATGCTTCTGACCTTCCGTTGATCCCTTGTACCCATTCTAATCTGTTTGGCAAATTTTCTTCTTTGAAATGGTTAGTAAGATCTGTCCAATTCTGTTTTTCAAAAGGTTCGCCATTGCTGATATAAAAAGTGTCAAAGCAGTCTTTTTGTTCAGGTTTTGCAATGTTGAATATGTATGGATAGTCATAGATGTCTATTTTAATCTGTGGTATGGCTATCTTTGGCACATAAAATACATCTTTGTATCTTATTATTTTTAAATCGTCCCAATAAGATGGATAAACTTGTTTTGTTTCTGCATCTTTAGGTTTATAACAAATATATTGATGACGTGGTTCAAATGTTTGTGGTAATGATTCTACAGCATTTGATAAATCGTAATAGTATTCATCTATATGGTTGTCATACTTGATATTGTCCGAGATATGATAATTTATATCACGATAGTCTCTTAAAAACTTTGGGTCTTGTTCATTAAAGTTTTTTGCAACTAAAAATGTATCACCTTCTGTTTGTTCCGGTACATTCCAAACGTGCAGTTGGTCTTTTTCAAACTGTTCCGGTATAAAATCAAAATCTACTGTGCTGTAATCACAAACACTACTTAATAACCATGCATGTGAAGTTTTTGAATGTTCTGCCGCATATTTCAAAAGATGTTTAAAATTTTTAATAAACGGTAACACTTCTACATAAGGAAATTTTTCTTTTATTGTAGCAATGTTTTTTTTGCTATCTTTGTTTTTAAAATCTATACAGTAACAATCAAACGCCATAAAAGTAATTTATTTTATTACAAATGTAATCTATTTCATTATTTTTTAAATATGGATAAATTGGCAAACTTAAACACTGTGCTTGTATTAGTTCTGCCATTGGATAATGATTAGTTGGTATATCATCTAGTAAATAGGTATAATGTATTTGTGTTTGTATCCCACTTTTTTCCAAAAAAGTTTTTAGTTTGTTTCTTTCGTTTGACAAAATCACACACTTATGCATACTACTAAACAATCCTTTTTCAGTTGTTTTCAAAAATTGTATATTAGGTAAATTTTTTTGATACCTTTGGTAAATTTTTAATCTCATTTTTTGCAGTTTGTCAAACTTGCCAAGTAAAAAGGTCATTTGGTTTGCATGATCTTCACTTATCCAACTGTTATGACCTGTAGGACCTTTTCTTAAATCCAACAGTTTTTTATATGTTTGAAAACTATCTGTTAGAATCATGCCTCCTGTTCCAAAACAAGGTAAGTTTTTTGTTGGACTAAAACTGTACACACTTATTTTGCCTAGTTTACCACTTGGTCTACCATGGTACCATGCACCCTGTGACTGTGCGGCATCTTCTATCAGCGGTATACCTCTGTCATCACAAAATTTATTCAATCTGTCATAGTCAGCAGGATTACCATATAAATTGACATATACAACAGCATCAACTTCTACTCCGTCTAAGGATCCAATGTTGCCAATAGAGTCAACATCAATATATTTTATTTTTGCCCCAAGTCTTGTGATAGCATCTCTTGTGGCACTGTAACTAATAACAGGACAAGCAATAGTGCTGTTGTGGTCTAGTCCTAAAGCCTTCATAGCAAAATACAAACCATCTGTTGCACTGCCTACACCTACACCAAATTTTCTAAATGCTTGTTTGGCAATTTTAGTTTCAAATTTTTGCAAATATTCGCCTTGAACAACACGTCCAGTATTCCATGTCTCCATGGCTCTACGAGTAAGACGATACCAAAATTCGTTATACAATCTATCTACACCGTTAAATTTAATTTCCATAATAATTTTTTATCCATCTGTAAGTGCTTACAAGTCCTTCTGCAAAATTAAATTTAGGATGATAATCAACAAGTTCTCTTGCTCTTGTAATATCTAAAGTACCTCTGTCAGGATATAAAGCATGTCTTCCTGTATCTACAATTTTGCTTTTACTGTTTGTAATTTTAACAATCTCCTCAGCGGCTTTTTGAAGTGTGATTGCGTTACCATAGGTAATATTAAAACTAGTGTTGTGTATTTTTGAAAGTGCCACATCAATAATGCCTTGTGCGGCATCACCCCTATATGTAAAGTCAACTTTATTTTTACCATTGTGTACATTAAGATCTTTGTTTTGCATGGCCGCTTCAAAAAATTTACTCACTACTCTATCTGGCAAATCGCCTGGGCCGTATACACCACTGGGTCTAATGATGTTATATTTTAAATTTGAATCTTTACAGAACAATTTTACAAGTCGTTCACCTGTAAGTTTTGCTTCTCCGTAAATGTTTATTGGTTTTGTTTTTCCGTCTTCTTTTGTTTTTTTATAAAAATTTCCATACACCATTGAAGAACTTATGTAAACAAATTTCTTTGCTCCAAACTGTTTGGCGTGCCATAACATATTTGTAGTGCCTTTTACAATCTGTTCAATGCCTGCAATGGGATCTTTGTTTACAATTTTTGCTCTTGGATACGATGCCAAATGTATTACAATATCTGGTCGACTTTTAAATGCTTTCAGTCCTGCCATTCGATCAATAACTGTATCTTCCATAGTAGTAACTTTTGTCCATTTTCTTGTTCTCCATTTGACTAACCTGCGAAGTTCTTGTTTGTCAACAATGCCATAGGTTTCCATGTTATCTAAAACAGTCACACTGTGTTTTTTACACAGTAGTTCTACTATCTTGGAACCAATAAATCCGTAACCGCCTGTGACTAATATTTTCATTAAAAAACTTTCACTCCGTATTTGTTCTCAAATGCTTTACCATCAGCACTGTCATTCACAATTGGCTGACCCTTTATATTCAAACTAGTGTTCAAAAGTATAGGGCAACCAGTCTGTTTTTTCCACTCTTTTAACAGTTCATAAAAGCCTGGATTATCCGTCTTACGCACCGTTTGAACCCTACTTGTGCCGTCATGGTGTATGATAGCCGGAAAGTCTTTACCAGCAGTACACGCCGCTGTAAATTGCATATAAGGGGTGTTTTTGACGTGTGTAGGTAGGTCAAAATAATCGTTTACATCCTCTTCTAATATGGCAGGAGCAAACGGTCTAAACTTCTGTCTTCTCTTAATTTGGTTTACCAAATCTTTAACTTCTGGTCCTCTTGGGTCGGCAAGTAATGATCTATTACCAAGTGCTCTTGGTCCAAACTCTGCTCGGCCATTTGCCACTCCACACATTTTGTTTTCTTTTAATTCTTTTATTATTTTTTCTACAGGATATTCTCCTTCTATATTGTGTCCTAAAAAAGGATGTTGCCAATTCAAAAACTTTTTCTCTGCGGCCGCAACACAGCCAATACTGGAACCTGCATCTCCTGGGTTTGGCATAATCCATATGTCATCAAACAATCCTAGATTTGCCAGTTTACTGTTTGCCGCACAGTTAAGTGCTACTCCTCCGCCAAACACAAGATTGTGTTTTGGATACATCAAACCCTTAGGTGGCAAATAAGAAGCGGCCTTACTCCATAAGTTTGCTAAAAGTTCTTCGGTTACTGCCTGTATAGAAGCGGCAATGTCCATTGGGTCTGCTTCCGGCATCCAGTCTTTTAGGCCGATATGAAGATTGTGCTTCAGTTGAAACGGCATAGGTCTCTGTATAAACTCTCTATATATTTTGTCTTTATACTTAGGTTCTCCATAAGCGGCCATGCCCATTAGAATATATTCTTCTTCTGCAGGCTTTAAACCAACTCGTTGTGTAAAAGCACTATACAGTATACCTATTGAATGTGGATACTTAACTGTTTCTTTCAAGTTCATTTGCCCACCGGATGCTGTCCAGATACTGATTGTGTCCCATTCGCCAATAGCATCAACTGTCAAAATTACACAGTCACGGAAAGGTGCTGTATAATAGCCAGTGGCCGCATGTGACTCATGATGTTTCACATATTGATCTATTTTAATACCAAACTTTCTGCAATGATCAGATGGCATCTCACTTAGGCTAAAAGCAAGTCCATATTGCCCTGCATACAATTGTCTAGTTTTTTTTAATAATGGTTTTTCGTAGTAAACAACTTTATCAAATGGCCCATAAGACTTTGCCTCATTAACAATCTGTTGATTGAGATAATGATCATTTTTTATTTTGCTGTAACGTTCTGCATGAGCGGCCCATAATATTTCAGAACCATCAATCACAGCCATAGCGGCATCATGGTTCATGCAGTTTATACCTAATATTCTCATTTTACTTGTATATAAAAGGGTCTTTCTTTTTAAGTTCTTTGATTCTTTTTCGGTATTCTATTTCTTTTTTTACCTTATTGATCAAAAACTTTATCCATTTGAACATTTATTCTCCTTGGTTTTTAATTGTTTGTAAAAACTTTGTTTTCATTAATTTTACAGCATCTTGGTGGGCAGAATCAAGTGGATGTGTGGTGCCTCTGTCGTATTTGTTTAGCAATGCCCATTGGTCAAAACCCATCATTCTTTCGCCAAACCAAAACCAGTTGGTAAAATTAATTTCTTTATACATTGAACTTAACAGTGTGTCTGTTTGGAAATGCGGTGTAAATTCATCGTAGAACAAAGTGTTACTGGCCAATGTAAAAAAATATGGAATATTTTTCTTTTCCAAAATATTCTGTAGCCAAATTATACTTTGCCAACTTAGATAAACTTCATGGTACTGATTGGCCGCATGTCTGTACAGACTGTCTGCAAATTCAACAACTCCGGTGTCTTTAAGTCTTTCCATACGCTTCAGCCAAATTTGTTTTTGAGCATCATTATCTTTTAGTGTTGTAAGAACTTTGTTTTGTTCGGTACTAGTGTCCCATGGAGTAATTGGCGCCCAGCGGCCTTTTTCCAAATTGTTGTGCCTTGGCATGGCCCAATCATATCTGGAAGGAAATGTCCACATTACAATAACTGCATGAGTATCATAATTTGTGACAAATTCAAATACTCTTCTTGCAATAGCACTATTACCTATGCCTGCTCCTGCTGTGCAATGATAGTCAGCGCCTGTCTCTTTTGTGAGAATACTGCTCCAGGTCAGTTTAGATGCTAGAGACTTTTCACGATTACAATCTGACAGTTCGTGACCGTAAGTAAAACTGCAACCACCTGCTACTATGTTTTTAGTCATACACCCTCAACACTTTGTTTAGCAATGGAAATACATCACCAAAATTTTCATGCCGGTAAGCATCAGTTGTGAGTATTCTGTCCTGTCTTTGTTTTCGCATTTCAGGGGTATCTCTGTCTGCTGAATTCATAAAACGCAGTGTTGGTTGAAAGTCAGTCAGCATTGAATATCGACTGTTAACTATATTTTTAACATTTTTTGGAAGTGTCTGTATATTGAAATAATCAGGATCAAATAGTGTATTAACGTAAAAAAATTTAGGTTGATACTGTTTTACCCAAAATGCAATTTTGGCTAAACTAAAAATGTTAAAAATACTAACTGTGGTACAGATTTGAAAGTCCATGTTTGCAGTTTTTCTTTCTTTCCATTTTACTAAATTTGCACCTACCTGTCTCCAATTTGCTGGATGTCTTTGATATTCGAATTGGTCTCCAACATCATCTATACTAAATGCCACTTCTACGTGTTTAAAATATGCCCAAAGATCAAATATCTCAGGTGGAGGTAATTGTGTTCCATTTGTGTTATAGTGTATATCAATGTTTTTTGCATAACCTTTTTCAACACAGTGCATAAGGATTTTGAAATGATCTTTTATCATAAAAGGTTCACCTCCTGTGAATTCAAAGTATTCTGCATCTTTAAGATCTTCTTTCAGGTCTTCAAAAAACTGAGGGTTACGTTTTGGCCAACCGCCTTCTTTTAAATTTTTTCTAGCAATAGGATTTTCACCATAATCCAGTTCTTCTTGTGCCCATTTTGAACTGCTCCAACTACCACAGATCCTGCATTTTAAATTACACACATTGCCCAACTTAAAGTCAATAAATTTTAAGGTTGGCTCGCTATCAGGGGTCCACTGTTCTAAACTTTTTTTCATTTTGTAAATGCTGTTCATTCTTTTTGAAGTTTTGCCTGCATCTTCTTCTGACCAACAGTTTGTACAACCAGACGGACGTTTGCCATCCTTAAACTGCTGTCGCAAATCTTTCATGTACTGATGCTTTTGTATATTTTTTAAACTTTCATCATACACTTTGACATCAGGAACCGATCCTTTATACAAACAACACGGAGATGCTCCACCGTTTACGTCAACTTCTAAATGTGTCCATGGCAACGGACACACATTTGTTTTTAAATACCGTTCCACCACTCTAACATCCTTTTATCTTTGCTTAAAATTTTTGTTATATCTTGTCTCCTAATTTTGTCAAGCCAAAGTTGTCTTGTTTTACCTTGCTTGGTTGGAGTAAAAGTTTCTCTATTTTTTAAATTTTTTAATACTTCTATCAGTGCCCTCTGTTTATGTGTGGCTTTTGGAATCATGTAAGCAAGTGCTTCGTCAATAATTGTGTGCAAAAGTTCTTTTGGTAGTGACAAAGGACTTAAAATTTCGTCGTTGCTAAAAGTAAACATGACCTTTGTTAATATTTCTGTGTTTAATTGTTGACTTAGATCAAACATATTTTTTAGTTCTAACAAACCTAGCAATGTAATTGTAAAGTCTAAACGCATCTGTCTGGGGTTGGTTGCTACACTTAATCCTTCTTTAAAGTTTCTCAGCCATTGTTCATAATTTAAACCATCTCTAATGTATTCTCCAGTTTCTCCTGTGCCGTCAATACTGGCACATATTTGATAATCGTTAAAATATCCTAAAAGACTGAAGAGATTAGATTTTCCAAAAGATGTTCTACTAAGATTACTGTTATATCTCACATAAACTTCATCTGCAAATCCTAGTTCAATAATTCTTTCCATTGCTTTCCAATGCATTTCCCACATTAATGGTTCTCCTCCACACCAATAAATTTCCCGAATCTGTTTGGTTTCAATAGCATCTACAAATTCTTGAACAACTTGCTTGTCTTGAAATCTTTTGATTTGTTCTCTTAACGGTGATGCCATCCAAGGTGAGGTATCTGTTTTCCATTTTTTATGTTTTCTTGTTTCTGCTTCCCAACTTGAACTTAACATGTCTCCGCACATTCTACATTTAAAATTGCAAAGGTTATTGAACCTATAATCAAAACTTATTGTTTTCATTGTAGTGTGTCCTGTGTCATCTGTTGAAGCATATGCCTCATCAATTTTGTGCCTAAACAATCTATTAAAATATGACCTGTACACATCTACGTTAAGCAGTTTATCGTTACATACTTCACATTCCTTTAATGTTTCTCCAGCCATCATTCTTGTCCTTACTGACTTCATGTGATCGCTATTCCAGTGTTCTTCTAGTGTTAAAGGTTTATATTCTTTGGCATCGTTGCCAGTGTCAATATATTGCTTAAAACTTTGTGCTGGTTCTCGAGAAGCACAACACAAACGCCTTTCGGTCTGTGGACTTAGATAAGTGTGAGTCCAGGGTGCCATACAAAATGTTTTGTTTCCGTCTTTGGGTAATATTCTTTCTTTTTTTATATTAGCCACAGTACCTTGTCTTGGCCATCTTTCTTCTGCTGTTGGAAATCTATTTGTCATGTTTGTCAAATAACTCCTTAAGTTCAGGAAACACTTCTACTAATTTTTCATTTCTTACTTTGTCATATTTTTTAGTCATGTCAAAAAACATAGGCAAATTGAAACTTGTATCTTTACTGTTCATCCATTTTATTGCACTTTCAAAACCTTTTGTTGCTCTAGTCAAATGATCTCGATTTTTTAACCATTCTATGTGTGCTCTATATTTTTTTTCAACTTTTATTTTCCAATCTTTTGGAAACATATCCATTCTTTGCCATTTAGGCCATTGTAATAAATTAAAGTTAAAATCTTGTGGTTTAATAAGTCCTTGTTCTACCCAGTTTTTATGAAAGTCTACAACATGCAAAGCATTGACAAGTCCAACTGTGGCACTAATATAAAAATCAACTTTTGGTGCAACTTCTAACATCTTTTTTCTGTTGGCTAAAGTTTCTTCCCATTTAGTTCCTTTACGCATTAATTCTGCACGAACACCTTCTGCATCTAAACTTGCCCCAACACTAACACTGTCAAATTTATTCCATAATTCTAGTACATCCATATCTTTAAATTTTAATTTGCTAAAGTTTGTGTTGTAAATTAAACGCACATGAAACATTTTTCGTTTTTCTAATTCTTTTAATATTCTGTAATGTTCTTCCATTATAAGTGGTTCACCACCTGCAAAGTAAAACTGTTCTACATGATCAAACTGTTTTAACATCTGTTCCCATATGTCGTCAGATGTTCTACCTACTCTCATAATTTTTGGATGCCCAGGATCTTTGCCATGAATCTTTTTAGTATCTTCATACCAATTGGAACTGAACCAAGATCCGCAACTTCTACAAGCCATGTTGCAAAGATTTGAAAAACGTATGTCCCAATATTTTATAATGAAGTCAGCACTGCCATCGGCTTGTGTGCTATCAACCAATCCTACGTTATGTCCAAAATGTTTGTTTGAACTTAAACGTAGACTAAAAAATCCTGACTTTTCTTGGTCATAACATTTTGCACACTGTTTGCTTTTTTTGTTATTCAGCATGTTAAGACGCATCTGTTTTAACTCCTTGCCGTTAAACACAGTTTCCATTGAATCTTTATTAAGATCGCCTACTGGATAGTTGTCCAAGCCAAAGCAACAAGGATATGCTCTACCGTCCGGAAAAGCATGTAAGTGTAGCCATGGAGCCATACAAAATGAATCACTTTCCAACAGCAGTTCTTTCTGCCTAGGGGTCATGTCTTTTATCTTTAATTTTTCTGGTTCTTTAGCACCGTACTCATAAGCCATTGTACCAATCTCCTATTATTGGGAAAGTTTTAGTAAAATTTTTATTTCTTCGCTCGTCGTATTGTTTATAAAAGTTTTTGAAATCAGACCTCAATTTTGGTAAATCAAATGCTTCACTGTGGGGTGTCTTTACAATATCAAGGTAATCTACTAGTCTTGATGTGTGTGCCACCTCCATTGGTTCTAAATCGCCTATATTTTTATCCAACCATATTTGTAAATTTTGTTTGAACTTTGTTCTTAAATTGTCTGGCAGAACTAAAGGAGACTGAAAACTTGGAAACCTCAAAATATTTAAAGTAAAATTTAAATTTACATCATATACTCTTTTAAAATCTCTTTTGTTCTTAACCATTTCATCTAAAAAATCTGGAAGTGATTCCAAACATAAAGCATTGATTGTACACATATTGTGGATACCTGCAGGTCTAATATCTGGCAAATTTACAAAATTTGTATACCATGTGGTGTAGTCCATGCCGTCTCTGATATAATTAGACTGTTCATATGTGGATTCATTTGATGTGTAAATGTGTAAATTAGGAACATGTTTGACTTTGTCTAAAAATTTTTTAAACAATTCTTTTTTTGGCACTAAATTTGAATTAATTGCAAGACGTAAATTTGGATTTACTTTACCTTTTTGGGTTTCAAACCAATCCAGCAATCTCCATAAACTTGGTGACATCATAGGTTCTCCACCCGTAATTCTTAGTTCTTCTAAAGTCTTGTGGAGATCAGTTTCCCACCATTTAAAAAATGCTTCAACATATGGATTTGTTTCTTTGTCTTTATAAAGTTGGGCACCTTTGTGTTGATGTGTAAAATGATTTCTACCATCTGATACAAGATTTTTGTAAGGTCCTTTTTGTTTTATATCTCTTACCCAAGTGCTACTGAAAGCAGGATTACAATATGTACAAGCAAAGTTACAAGTTCTATCAAAAGCAATTTCTAAAGTTTTTAAGTTGACGTCTTCAGTTATAGCAGTTTTACTTGCTTGAACTAGGTCCTGCTGTTGATACAATTTGCTTTTGTATACCCTGTCGCTTATGGCATCTCTGCCCATGTCTTCAATCTTCCAACAGTATTCACAGCCTTTTGGACGTTCGCCAGCAATCATTTTTGCTCTATCTTGTTTTTTCTGCGGAGTATTATGCAACAGTTTTGGATTTTGTTGAACTTTGTTGATATCAACTTTGTGTGCAGGTGGATGGTGACAACTGGTTGTCATTCCTGACCCTAACCATATTGTAGCATTATACCATTTTGCACCACAGAAACTTGGTGATATTTTGTTTAAAACTTGCTGTTTGAAATCTAGATCTTTCATTTAATATTTAAATTGTTTTACACTCCTGCCAAAATTCTTCCATTTCAGGAAAAGTTTTTTCAAAACTTGTTCCGCGTCTGCGATCGTGTTCGTTAAAAAATGCGTAAAAGTTCTTTTTGTGCTGTGCGTTAGCGTCTAAATTATTGCGCCAGTAATCTAAATTACGTTGCATTTTTTGAATTTCGAAGTCCTTATATACAGCGTAAGATGACCATTCTGGATCTTTGAACTCTCCTTCCTGAAATTTCTTCATCATGTCTATGTTGTCTTCATGAATCATCTGATAACTTTCCGGTAGCAAAGTAATCTGTTGCCATGCAGGTTGTCTTAGCAGTGGTATATCGAACCAGACTCTTTGATATGTGGTGCTGAAACGCTGTCTTAACTGTCTAATATATTCTAAAAGTTTGTCCAAACTTGTAACACTAAGGTTATTGTATGTGATAATAAATGTCACACTGTTTCGCACAGGAATACGCTCAAGAAACTCTTCCACTGTGTCTGTAAAATAGTTCCAGTTGAGTCCATATCTTATGTATTCTGCCTGCGGGCCAAAAGCATCTACACTTACAAACTGCATGAAATGTTCAACATGCTCATCTAAGCATATTCTTTTGACCATATCAAAGTATTTGTTTTTTAATTTGGCATCAGGTGGACACATGTTACTGGTTACATTTAGATGTAGATCTTTTTTGGGATTGTCTATTACATATTGTAACACTTTGTAGGTGTTGTGATCCATCATGGGTTCACCGCCTGTCATTCTAAAGTGTTTGAGATTTTTGTACAATGTGGGCCACCATTTCCAAAACGCAGTCACATAAGGATTTGTTTCTCTGTGTGGAATAGGTTTACGTGCACCTTGAAAGTGTTCTGGAGCATTGTGAGCCGGTGATGTAGGATACTGTCCATATGTGTCTATTTCTTTGCCCCAGGTGGTTGAAAACTGTGGCGAACAGTAACTACATTTAAAATTACAGCCGTGATTAAAATTTACTTCCACATATCTCGGTGTCCAGTTGGTATCTGTGGGATTGGCCACAATGTTGTCAAAGTCCTGTATGGCCCATGGTTCACCTGAACGATACACTCTGTCTGAAATACCGCCAGCATCTTCAATTTTCCAACAATAACTACAACCCGGAGGCCTTTTGCCGGCCAACATCTGTTTTCTCTGTTCTATTTTTTCGTCGGTGTTGTGTAGTCTTGCAGGATTACTTGCCACTGCTTTGGGATCAATTCTGTGCAATGGTGGATGATAACAACTGTTAGTCATGCCTGTGGGTAGATGTAGTGATACTTGATTCCATTTGGCCAAACAGAAACTAGGAGAAACACTGTCTAGTTTTTCTTTGGCGGTGTTAGCATCTTTTTGATAATCACTTTGTTTCAAGATCTTGTACTCCTCTGTTCACCCACGCAGGTTTACTGAACTTCACAAACCTACTTTGTCTGGCATCAAGTTCAACAACAGGAATATCCAATCTCTGTCTGATACTTTCTCCATACATTTTAATTTCATCATCTATGTTACTGTCTATAGAAAAGTATTCAGAAATTTTTTCGAGGTCACTGACCTGTTCGTGATCAACTTTGTCCAGCACAGTATTGTAACAACCAATCCTGGCACCTAACATCGCATACTTTCCGTTTTCAACGTCAGCACCCACACTCATCCATGTGCTGAGATTCATTATGTTTGAATAGTGTATTCTTTCTTTGAACATTGCAGGCTCTATGGGTTTGCCTTGATCAATACTCATCTTTACGCCTTCTCTGTAACCGGCCACAAAAGCCTGCTCAGGAGTTGAGTTCATCACACTTGTGCTGTAACAGTTGTGTAAATTTGCATGTGGCACTGTCCAACAAAAATCAATTTTGGCTCTTTTGTCCTGTGCGTTTTCATGTGTTTTCATTTGTAAACAGGTTTTTCTGTTCCAACCAACCAATCCACCATTGCCATAAATTAGACCGTTTATAATATTTTTGCCTCTCCACCTATGCACGTGTTTGGGATTTGTTTTGCTCCAATCTAGTGTCTGCAAAAGGAATGACTCGTCTATGATGTTATCACCATCCACACTAATAAAAAAATCTGTACTGGCAGTCTCAGCGGCGGCTTTGTGTGCATTGTCAAACCCTTTTACCCCGTGAACACGTTTTGCCCATGGCACTTTGTTCAACAGGTCAGCATAATTCTCCTCACAGTTTGGTTCTTTGTAACTGATGAAAACAAAATCTAGATCTAATATTTTTACTTTGTTGTCCATGTGTATATTTTTTCTTTTTTATTGGTGTTAGGTTTAATCCAGTATGGATTGCTGTCCACGAGATTAAATCCTTTTCCGTCTTTAGATTTTCTTACTTCCTTCCATAAAATTGTTTGCTTTTTTAACACTGCAACTATTTTGCCTTCTATGTATTTGAAATTTGAGAGATCTTGATCTTTTAATTTTTTATATGTTGGAATATCAATTTCTATACTATCATTTTGTTTAACATCACCAACAGCAGTGATATCTTCATCTAAAACATTAATATAATATTTTTTTGGCTCATTAAATTTATAATTGTCAAACGCCTTAAAGAATTCGCTCATTGATCTCCTTTGGTAAATCTTTTTTGTGATAGTGCCATATCCTGTCAGTCCTGTATCCTCCGAGATAAACATTGTTATCAAGTATTTGTGGATATAGGTAATTGCTCTCATCAGTGTATCTTGCAGTGTTAATGTTTAACAGGCATTTGTTATGCACAAAATTAAACCATTCTAGTTTAACTGCGTCTAGTTCTAATGGATCCATTATTTTGTTTGCTAGTGCATATACTACGTCTGTTGTAGGATTTTCATCATGACAGTCAATCAAGATGTTTTCTTTGACATATTTCCAATTTTGTATAATTGCCTTGCACAAAATAAAATGACTTTTTGCAAATTGACTCCGTCTAAAATATGTTAATCCACTGTACACATCAGGCAAATAATTTTTTGCAAATATCTTTCTGTATGGACTTTGTTTTACAACATTGTCTTTGTAATCTCTGCAATGATATGAAAACACCATGTTATATTGTTGCAATTGATTCCACCACCAATCAGTGCTGTGTGTAAAAAGCATATCTGCTTCAAGTTTTATATTGTGAGTCCATGGAGTAAGGTCAAAAATTTTGTATTCATTGTTTAACTTCCATTCAATGTTTTTGCTTTCGTCTTGCTCCAAAGGAATGATTCTGTCAAAAAGATCATGTGGCAACTTTGTACCTTTGTCTACAATAATGGCAATGTTGTTTTCCTTACACAATCTCTTGATACTTTTAGCAAGTGCTATACTCAGTTCCACATAGTCGGTTGTGCTATTGTTCTGTGCGATCCATATAAATCCTCTATCACGATTCATTGATAAACTCCTTGTTAAAAACATGCACGTCTTGTTGATAAAGAGTTGCATAGTTGTTTTTCCATTTGTATGTTAAACTGTTCATGTCAAAGTTCAAAACCTCAGCACCATAACCCATCATCATCATTGGATGTGGAATACGGTATGCTTTATTGTTTGGACCGTACAACTGATGCAGTGCAATTGCAAAAGCATAATCATTTCTAAAAGTGGCAAATTTTAATCTGTAAAGATATTTGTAGTGCATATAATTTTTTTTGATATGCTTAACTAAATCAAACACAGATTTTACAAAAGGATTCTTTTTAAAAATTACAACAGTCGCCCATACCAAAGGCAATGTGGCGTCACGTTGATCCCAAAGATTATTTTGTTCCGCAATATCAAAAACTTTGTCATGCAACAAGATGTTTTCACAACCTTTTGCAAGTTCTTTTAATTTGTCGGTCATTACAAAATAATCACAATCCAAAAGTATTGTGGTGTCATAAGGTGATAGATCATAAGCATTGGATCTTTCAAGATTGTACCATACTACACCTTTGGCATCAAGATATTGACGTTTGTTTCCTGCAGTGGGTTTTACAATTATATTGTTTGCACCTTCAAACTCTCTGTCTCCAACTACTGTGACAGGCAGTTGTAGATATTTTTTAATGTGCTTGATACATCTACGTGTTAATCTATCATAACTTGTATGCTCATTGTTAAAACTAAAGAGCATTACACCAGTGGTCATTGACTATCTCCTTTTAAATTTGGAATACAGCGTGTGATATTCGTTGATAGATTCTTGATTTCTTTCTACTAGTTTGGAAAGAAAATCCTTTGGGTCAGTTATTTCTGCAGGATTATCGTTGCTATCCAAAACATACATTGTTTGGTTTGGTTTTGCCTCAAGCATGGTGCTTACCATTGCAATAGTTTGACTGTCTGCTTTGAAAATTTGATTGTGGTAAACCAGAGTTTGTCTGCTTCGCAATTTTTCCAAAGCAGTTTTTTTCTCTGTCGCAATACGATGAGAAATGTCAGAATGACGCTTTAATCTTTCAATATCCATATTCCTATTTTACACTTAATTATTGGAAAAATCAAGTGATGTAAAGGTTTATGGTTAAGGATTATTAATCGCCGCCTGTGGTTGTGTTAGATTCATTTGCAACAGTTATACTTGTGTAAACTGGATTCAAGTATGTTGTATTTGGATCTACTGTGCTGTAAACGTGTGTGGTTGGACCTGCGGATTCTGCCAATACTTGTGCACCATCTGGGTTACCGTCTGTGTAGTTTGTGGTTTCACCGTGTGCTACTTCAGTTGTGACTTTGATTGTTACCACTGTACCGTTGTTACCTCTGCCATCGCCATGTGCCGCATTTGTTTTTGCTTCGATGTGTATGAAGATTTTGTCGTTGTAACTTGAGTGATAAGAACTAGTAGACTCTGTGATTGTAAAAATTCTCTGATAAGAAGTTGTCAAGTCATAATAACCTAGTGCTAGGTTACCACCTGTACTGTCTGCTGAAGATGATCCGTCTGTTGTACCACTTACTGTGGATGTGGTTGCTTTAAGATCAAAATTACCCATCTGTTGGTTAAGTTTATTCAATACATCATCTTTTGAAGTGCCGGCTGTCTCTGCATTTGTTATTGCAACTCTGCATGAACCACCTGCGTTAAAGAACCATCTTGCTTCATCACCACCTGCAAAAGTAAATGATGCTTCTGTCACATGTCTTGTGTCATATGTGGCTGAACTTGCTAGTGATTGATCGGCGCTTCCTGCTGTCACACCTGAAGTTGCACTGGCACAACCAGCCTGTACTGCTGTTGTTAACGAAGCCATGTTGGCTATCAATGCAGATTTTACTGCTATGGTGTCACCTGCCGCTTTTGCGCCTGTTGATGTAACTGATGTGTTGGATTGACCTGCCACGGAGTCCATTGCTGTAAACAATGAATTCCATTTTGCCGCTAAAATTGTTTGTCCTGCCGCTACTGTTGGCAGTTCTGTTTGTCCTAGACCTAAATTTCCTGTTCCTGTACCAAATATTGCATTGATACCTTCTGGTGATGATCCATTTACAAATTCGTTGTAATGATCATCTAAAATTTTATCACCTGCTACATATGCCATGTTTACTTAACTCCTATTACACATTCAGTTAATTCTGAAATACTGGAGTATTTATCTTGCAATAGTCTTCCGACCACGTTAAATGTGGTGCAATCTTCTAATTCTGCCACCATTGCTTCTCCTTTGCCTGCTGATACCAAACGATCTCCTGCTTTGCCTTTGCCAATAACCTTAACTCTCACACGTCCTTTCAAGGCAATCATTGGATGCGAATCATCATTACCAGCATCTTTGTTCATTAAGAACGCTGGATGCTCGGATACCACTCCAAAAACTTTGTCTGATAATGCTTTTTGACAAATTGTAATCTCTTTTTCACCACCTAATTCTACAACATCACCTACCTGCATAGGCATATCTGCTGAATATCTTTCTGCCAAGTCAGCATACTGAGCCGAAGTTGAAGTTGCGTGTACAATGTTTGCTCTTAAATCTACTAGAGTTGGCGCTGACATCTCATCACCACCGCCTGATTTGAACGCTGTCCAGGCACCGCCTGCATTTCCGTGAATTGTTGTGCCGTCATCTGCAAAAGTTTCATCCCATACCCAATAAAGATCCTGCTCTGTAGCACTACTTGTTGACCCTCTGTTTACTTTCAACCCTGTGTAGTTTGGCATACCGGAAGCACTTGACACATTTCTATTCAATTCTATAATGTTGTCTTCCACAGTCAAAGTCTGTGTGTTAAGAATAGTCTGTGTTCCTTTGACTTCTAGGTTACCTTGTACAATTAAATCACCAGCAGTAATGTCAACGTTACCTGTTGAACCATTAATAGTTAAAGGTGTTTTGGTTACACCACCATCATTTACTGAAAATATTATATCTTTGTCTTGAGTTACATTGGCAATTGTTAAATTGTCCGAAGCAACTGTGAAAGTAGCATCTGATCCTGCACCAATGGTTAAACCACTGTCATTTAATATACCTAATGTACCTGTGGTAGTGTCATTAGCGTCTGATCTTAAAAGACTACTTGCACTAATTCCACCAACTGCATCTGCGTCAGTGGCAGTACCCTGAAATTTGTTTCCTGATATTACAGTTGATAATGTAATACCTTTTTTAATTGTTGCGTATCCTGATATAGATGTGCCAGGTGTAAATTCTTCTGCACTTATAATTGCAACTATTTGATCATTAGTTACTAGTTTTAAAATAGACTTGTTAACACCAACGTTGTCTTCTATGGTTTCTGAAACAACCTGTGTAACACCTGATCCTGCAACAGTTGTTGGTCCAATCAAGGTCCAACTTGTGCCTGAATAAATGTACAACTGATTGTTTGTAGTGTCATACCACATGTCACCTAACACTGCATTAGTTGGTGCTGTTGCACTATTAGATGTTGATCCTACAGGTTTAAATTTATTGCCTGTGTAAACATTGATCTGATTGTTTATGGTATCGTACCAAAGTTGTCCTTTAATTTTGTTTGCAGGTGCAGTAGTATTTGCAAAATTTTCTAAAAGTTTTACAAGGTTTTCATTTAATCTTTCACCAAAACCAGCATAACCTTTTCCAATCAGCGTAAGATCAGTAGTGGCAGTATCTATTGTGCCATCTGCTAATACTTTCAGGACTGTGCCTGCTGTGTTGTTTATGGTATATGCCATTCTTTATCCTAGTTTGGACCGTTATCTCTTATAAATGTTAAAAATGATACATCACCTAACAACTTGATTAATATTGTTGCTGTCTCAGGATTTAAAATTGCGTCAATTTTTGCAATTTCTTCTTCTGTTAGAACAGACTGATAGTTGTTGTTTATGTAATCACTAACTTCTTGTTTTGTTGCCATTTTTGCTCCTCTATGTAATTATCTAATTTCTGGATCATAAATTTCAAGCCATTTACCAAATCTATGCTCCACAAAAGGTCTTACTATAAGACCTACCACAAAACAGAATGACTCACCAATCCATCTTGTGAATTTTCCTAAAATATCTCCCTTGGATCTTTTGCCCATTTTGTAGGCAAGTTCGTTGGCTCTTGCTTGAGCCAGTACTTTTATAACATCAGTAACCAATCCACCAAACCAAGATTTAGTTTCTGCTGAATTTTGCATGTATTCTACTAATGGAATTGCCCAGAACCAATAACCAATTTTTGTAGTTCTACCCAAATGATTTACTGAAAATTCTGTATCTATTTGTAAATCTTGTAAAGAGAACATACCTTTGTTTTGTAGCCATGTACAGATCACACGTCCGCCACCACCTCCACCGCCTGAGCCTGGAGTACCTGAACTTGGATTACCTGATGCATCTCCAAATCCTGCTGATGTCTGTTCAAATTCAATTCCTGAATTAAAAATTGCTTTCCATGAGCCATCGTATTTGAAATATCCGCCTGTAATTTTTTTCCAAACACCTGCCGCTTTAAAATAAATTTCTGTAACTTTTTTCCATGCACTACCAACTTTTACATATGCTTCTGGTGATATTGTAAACACAATAACTGCTTTTCCGGCACCGCCTGTTGATCCTGAGTTTCCTCCAACAGCAATACCTGCCTGATATGCGGCAAGTCCGGTACCACCTGGTGTTTGTCCTGAACCATTGTCTTCACTGCCGCCGGCTAACAAGTTTGATCCTGAATGACCTCCTGCACCACCAACGTCGCCTGATCCACCTGATCCGCCTTTACCACCTACGTCTCCACCACCACCGGCACCGCCACCACCACCATCTCCTGTGTGATTGGCACCATTTTCTCCTAGTGTAGTTGGTGAATTAGTTGTTGCACTGTTACTATTAATACCTGATGTTCCTGTACCATTTCTACCGTCACCGGCTCCTCCACCACCGCCTCCTGCAATGGCAATTTCAAGTCCATTTATTGTTATTACTGTGGCTCCGCCGCCACCTCCGCCAGCACCTGATGATCCTCTTGGTCCTGAAGTACCACCTGTGCCTCCTGAATATCCTGTTAAACTTCTGCCGTTGGCACCTCCAGCCGCGTTACCTCCTGCTGAACCACCACCTCCACCGCCGCCTACTGCGACTCTCATGGTTTGTCCTGCATATGAAGTTAGTGCAACATTGGTTGCTACAACATGGTGTCCTGCCGCACCGGTACGTCCACCACCGGCTTGGTCACCACCACCTCCACCTCCTGCACCACCCCATAGGGTGACATTCATAGAAGTAGTTCCTGCCGGTAATTCTAATACCTGTGTTGTACCTGTATACGTGAAAGTTTTAGTTATAGTTGGCATAAAGGATTAATTCTCCCTTACGAACCAAAGGTCTCCATTTGAACCTTGTCCACTTGTTGGTGCGACCGTTTCAACGTACCTCTCTCCTGCAATACTGTTGCTACCGTCATCTGATATAAAATCACCTCCCCAACGTGCGATAGATTCTGCTACTTGACCAACGCTTGGTACGTTGGCATTTGATGTGTCTGATGTAGAAATGTTTGATCCCACAGCACCTAATGTTGCTGAGGTTACTTTGACATTTCCAGCCGCAGTTGTTTTTAAAACTTTTTCTTTGTTAGCATCACCGTCAACTACGGCATCTGCTAATCTTATAACTTGTGAATAAGACTGATTGTGTCCTGCTGACCAAAAATTCTCTGTTACATCATAAAACAGTCTTGCGTCATCTGTGTCTGATGTTTCAACAATAAGACCTGCATCAACTTCTGAATTTCCTGTGTTTACTTTTATAAAAGCATCGTCTACCGTGATTATACCTGAAGATGTGTTTTCAAATTCACCTGTAATACTTAGGTTTCCTGTGATAGTGGTGTTACCTGTTAAAGTTATTGCGCCTGTGGCACCTGTAAATGCTAGTGGAGTTTTTGTAACTCCGCCGTCATTGATAGTAAAACTTAAATCTTTGTCTTGTCTTGTCTGTGCAATTGTTACATTACCGGTTGTTACTGTGGCAGTCAATTCCTGTTCGTCTCCAAGTAATAGTCCGCCATCTGCATCAATAGTTAATGCACCTGTTGTAGTATCTGCCGCGTCTGCTCTTAAAAAATTACCGCCAGCAATTACTGTTGCTGAAGTGTTTGTAGTACCGCTGACATCAACTGCACTGGCCTGTGCTGAGTTTCCTGAAAAACTTGCACCAAGTGTTGAATTTAAAGTAAGTCCTGAAGCAATAGTGGCAAATCCTGTTATGGCCACTTGCGGTGTAATTGCTTCTTTTGAAAGTATTGCAACTCTAGTATTACCTACAAACATTGAAGCAATAACTTTGCTTACTCCAACATTGTTATTAATTGTTTCAATTGACCAACCTGAAAGTGTTTGTCCTGATGTGTAAACTGGACCTACTAGTTGCCATGCTGAACCTGTATACACATAAAGTTGATCGTCGTCTGAATCTGTCCAAAGGTCCCCTGCTGAAGCAGAAGTTGGTGCTGTAGATTGTGATTTTGCACCACCTGTAGGTTTAAAACTTGTACCATCATATACTTTAATTTGATTTGTACTAGTGTCAAACCATAACTCACCTTTTAAAGGCGCAGTTGGAGCCGATGTTGATGCTGAATTTTCTAATAGTTTGATTTGGTTTTCATTTAAAAATTCACCAAATCCTGAATATGATTTTCCAAAAAGTGTCAATGACGTTGAATTGTCAAGTGTACCGTCTGAAATGGTAGTTACTGTGGTTCCGTCTGTTTTGTTAATAGTATATGGCATAATTGCTTGTATTTAGCAGGACAGTCTACAGTTTAAGTATGCACTCAGCAATCGTATCACCTGGACCACAATCGTGTAATGCTGTACCTACTAGGGTCTTCCTTTTTAAATCTGCTTGTTGATTAGCGGAACAATATCCGCCCCATTGTGCATAGACAGATTGTCCTTTGAGAATAGGACCTTTGCATATTACACTGGTTTTTCCTGCAGTCATTAATCCTTCTAGACTCCAGACACCAACCACATGCACATATCCGGTAGATTTGCAAACTGCATTTTTATCATACATTGTTACATCAGCATTGCCGCCCACCATCACTGGTGCGCCTACTAACGTTTTGGGATCTGCTTGGATTCCTTCTATGACCATTTATCTGCTATTAACCTACACTTACTTTTAAGTCAGTGCCATCTCTAAACAATTGTCCTGCAACTCCAGGATCACTAGTTGGCAAATTAGCCATTATTATTTTTGCAGGTATCATTTCAATTGCACCTGTGCCTGTGGCATCTAATTGTAAATTATCATTAGATCTTGAGGCAGTGATTAAATTGTCTGTGATAGTTATTGCACTGTCTACATTTATAGTTGTTGCATTTAAAGTAGTTGAATTAATTGTTTTAAGATATGCATTGTTAAAATTGTTTCCACTTGCACCTATGTCATAGGTATTGTTTGCACTTGGCACAATTGCTCTGGCAGTTAATGTGCCTGTCAATGTGCCGCCAGTTAAAAGTAAATTTAAACTTGATGAACCTGTCACTGTACCTGTAACATCACCTACAACGTTTCCTGTGACATTCCCTGTAAGAGCGCCAGCAAAAGTTGTTGCTGTTACTGTGCCTGCTACCTGTAATTTTGTTGACGGTGAAGTTGTACCAATTCCTATTTGGTTTGTACTTCCATCAATGTACATAGAAGTTACTGTTGAACCTCCATCGTTAACTTTGAAAATCATGTCAGCGTTGCTGGTTAAACTGTTGAAGTTTACACCACTGCCATCAACTGTGATAGATAAATCTTGGTCAGCACCAACTACTATACCACCATCATTTAAAACTGCCAAGGTTCCGCTTGTGGTGTCGTTGGCATTTGATCTTAGATAGTTTGCCGCCGCAACACCGCCAAGTTTGTCTGCGTCTGTGGCATTGCCAGCAAATTTAAGATCTGATATGGCTGTGGAAAGTGTTATACCTTTTGTGATTGTTGCAAAACCAGAAATTGCTGATTTTGGTGTAAAAGTATCTTCTGAAATTATTGCAATTAGATTGCCATCATTATACCAATAGGTTACGTTTTGATTTACATCTGTTGAATCTGCAATTGTGTTATATACAAATCCATTTGTAGTTCCACCACTTGCTGGAGGACCAACTAAAACATTTGATGTACCATTATAAAAATATAATTGTTGTGTATCACTATCAATCCAAAGGTCACCTTGTTGTTGTGATGTAGGTGCACTTGACTGATATTCCGCGCCACTTACCGGCTTGAATGAACCATCATAAACTTTTAATTTGTTAGCAGTTTCATCGTACCATAATTGTCCTGTAATAGGTTTTGACGGTGCTGATGTATTACTAAAATTTTCTAAAAGATGTAAAAAGTTTTCTGCAACAGTTTCTCCATAACCGGCATAGCCTTTTCCTATAAAACTTAGATCAGTCTGTGTGTTTAATACAGAATCTTGCACTGTGTATGCACTGACTGACGCTGAACTATTTGTTTTGTTTACTGTGTATGCCATCTTTAACTAGTTGTAGTTGTTGTTGTTCCTGTTGAAGTAGTTTCATTGAAACTTGTTAAACTTTGTATTCTTAAAGTGTAATCAATTTGTATTAATCTGTTCAAACTTTTTTGCACAGGATGGAAAATTACATGTGTCAAAAGTTTGTTTGTTGATCCATTTTCTGTGCCTTCCCAAGATTTTAATCCTAGTTCATCAAACACATAGTCACCATCAAAATTTGTTGTGTTATCAAAAGCATCTTGTCCTGTAGGTTCACCATAATCTAATGTGCAAGTACAGACTATGTCAGTGTACTTGTTTCCTGCTGTGTGTCTCACTTCCATTTTGTTTCTGGTTGTGTCTTTGTTGGTAGTTGAATTGTCATCAATTACTTTGTAGTAAGTTTGATTGTATAGTGTTGCATTGGTTCCTGTTGAATTAGGTGTAAGGTAAGTTATCACTCCAGTAGTGTCCACTGTGGTACCACCGTTTCCAAAGGCCATTTCATGCACAAAGCCAGTGGTTTTGTTTGCTAATGAATTTGCTAATGCAGTACTCATGTTTTCATAATGTATCGCATTTCTTTTATCTACAATAACTTCACCTGTTTCTGGATCCCAGATTTTGATGTGTCCTTGCATCATTACGCCTGATTTGTCATCAGGTTTTTTGTTTGAATTTTGTTCTTTATTTTCTATTTGATCTTGTTGCATCTCATTGTATTTATTCTGGTGCATTTGTTGGTTCTCCTGCTATGAATTTAGCCTGTATAGTTGTTGATCTACTTAGACCATTTCCATCTGCGGCTGTTGTTGCTCCTGCTGTGTACCAAGTATTTCCTCGTTTTTGAACGATTTTAACTTGTGTGCCATTGGCAGGTGCGGTTGTTAATGTTACAAAAGCAGTACTTCCATCTACACTGTAACCCCTTACTAATGTGCTGTCCTCCGTCTCGTGTTTAAACAACAATCTTTGGCCACCAATGAATATGTCTAAATCTTCTTCACGAGACGGAGCGTGTGTAGTAGCAAACTGCACAGTCGAACCATCACCTGTGTAGGTTTTGGTTGTTATAGTGTCAGCATAAGGCACAGTTTGTAAGCCGCCAGCGTCTACTACAGAAGCGCCTGAGGCATGTGACTTAATTCCGGTTCCAAGTGTACCTCTCTTTAATCTTCCGAGAGTGTTACCTGACTTGGTAAAATATTCAATTCTTTCTTTGTCAATAAAAATAACACCAGGCATATTGACTGAAGGATCTGGTTCTGTCAACACTGTGCCGTCAGCAACAGTGATTTCTAAATCACTACTGTCAAGAGCCACTGTCAACCTGGTGGTGTTTGTTTGACTAATTCTTTTGTAAAATGTTCTGTTCAACATGTCTTTAAAAATTCTAAATCCTGTGGCATTTGTATTTGACTCCACAGCAAAGTACATTATATCTAATCTATCGCTAGATGTCAATGCAACTCCACTTACAGTGATTTTGTTGCCGACAACAGTGAAATCAAAGCCTTGTACAAGTGATCTTGTACCATTCAATGTAACAAACACATAGTCACCATTTAATGGTTCATTGTTTAGGAAAAGTTCACCTGTTGTTCTGCCTTCAAGTACTTCTCTTCTTATCTTACTGCCTGTGGCATTGTTGAATGTTGTTACTGATATATTTCCAGATATGCTTATTCCGTCAGTGGTTAACTGTGTTTCATTGAACACTAAATCGTTTCCAACAATTTTGTAATGATTGTCAACCAAAGTTGTAATTGCAATTACATCTCCTTCTACAGGTGGCGTTAAAAAATCTACTGTTTGTCCGCTGATGTCAACTGTGTAGTCTGTGTTTAAAAACTTTTTAGTTCCGTTGACATACACTTCTATTTGAGTATTACTTGTAATAGTTTTGCTTGGATCTACTGTGGATCCATCACTCAATCCTGATGCTACACCAAATGAATATGTGCTTCCGTCAGCACCATAGTAAGTGTTGTCAGGACCTCTCAATTGAGTGCCGTTGTACTGTACTATTGTTAGACCTGCAAAAGGTCCAATTGTTCCTGCAGGATAGTCCAAAGTGTATGGTTGTGATAACGAAGAAACTTTAATATCTTCTCTTATAATTTGATTAAATGCTCTAGTGCTTGGATCTTGATTGAATCCTGCGATCTGTATTGCCTGTCCTGCCGCAGGAGCAGTACTAAAGTTTATTGTAATTCTTTTATTGCTTTCTGTAGTTGTGTAATCAGTAGTAGGTTGTCCATCCACTGTCACAAACAATTGCGGCTGAGCACTGTCAAGTTGATAAGTGTCTCTGGCTCCGGTCACAAACGCTGTTGTGCTACCGTCTCCTGTAAATGTGTTCAGCAGAACATAATTTTCTCCTGACACTGCAAAACTTTTTATGTTGACAACTTTGCCAGTTGCTGGTGTATTTGTAAATGTAACTGTTTGCGCCGCTGTATCAACAGTGTAAATTAAACTGCTGTCTGTGTTGCTAATTGAGTTTTGTGGTACACCATCCAATGAAACAAATACTCCTGCCTGTGTTGCAGGTTTTTGTCCTATAGCAAAAGTGGCTGTGGATCCATCTGTCAAGTATGAACTGTCAACAATAAACGGTACACCTGATAAAGGTGCAGTATAAACTTTTATATCCAGTGTGTCAAAAATTTGTCCTGGCACAGTTTCTTCTGGTGCATAACTTGTTTCAGGAGTTATAAATGCATCTCCGTCTTGAATTATATCTGAAGGAGCAAGACCTATTGCTGTATTAAACAAGCCTCCACTTAACAATGTGTCAAGTGTTCTGTCATCTGTAGGAGTCAACACTTTGTCTTCATCAAAAGGTATTAGTTCAACTTTGACTCCATCAGCGGCCGCGGCTGTAAATGTAAATGTTGTAGTTGATCCATCACCTCTAAACACATCTGTGGTCTGTCTTGTGCCATCATAGTACACAGTGTACACATCTGTTGCCAGCGGTGCTGTGTCAAATGTGTAAGTGGCTGTCGATCCGTCACCATAGAAAGTTTTTACTTTGGTTGAACCATATGCGTCCCAAGGTCTGTTATACCAAGGTGATTTGTCCCAACCTTGTTCATTGGAGAATAATGCACCTGTGATTTGAACTCCGCCATAGTCAATACCTTCCATTAATTGTGTAAGATCATTGCCTGCCATTCCTGCGTTGGGTGTGTACATACCAAGTGTTCTACCTGCCGCAGTCAACCATTCTTCGTCGCCTTTGACTTTTGTTAGGTCTCCTTCGTTGTCTGTGAATTTTGTACCTGATGTAAATGCAGTTGTTACTCTATATAATTCATTGTTGTGTCTGACCAAAGAACCATATGCATAGGCAGTGCTTTTTGCCCATTCAAACACAGTTGCTCCTTGATCCACTCTGTCAAATTTTAAAGTAACATCTATATCTCTGACAAGATCATTGCCAAGATTTGCGTAAACTTTGGCTGTGTCTGTAGGAGTTGATCCGTCAGCGGCTCCGCCTGTTAAAATTACATTTGGAGTAGTGTCATAACCTGCACCTGCAGTCAACAAAGTTATCCTTGTGACCTGTCCACCTTGTACCACTGCTTCTGCTGTGGCCTGAGTTGCTGTGGATTCAGTGTACATCTTAAATGCAAATGATTTAGTAGATATGCCGTGATTCATAGATCCTGTTGGCATATAGAACGTTAATCCAGAATATTCTTCAAAAGTGTGTGAGTGACTTGCGCCTGCACCACCATTTTGTTTGTCATAGATATTTGCTTTATGTTGATCTGTAAACAACGGATAAAAATATCCATATGTTCCGCTTGTGGTGCCTGAATTACTTCTTCCTAAAATTTGGAATGGTCCTGTTGTGCCAGTGGTTCCACCTGTAAAAGTCACAGTTGGTGCAGTAGTATAACCTGAACCTGCATTAGTAATTGTTAAAGTTTTCACAGATTTTTTATGATTGTTATTCCATATTTTGTATGGATACTCTGTTAATCTTGTTGCATCTGCTGGACCATCTACATCAATTTTTCTAATTTTACCTGTGGTGCTGTCATAAAACGGCGGGTTATCAAAATCTGTAAACAGACCATCCTGTGTTTCAGTTTTTCTATATCCAACTTTGTATTCTCTTAATTTTGTATGGAATGGTTTTACTTCATTGATATATTCCTGTACATATGAATCTGCACCTGTTGTATATGTTTTTCTCTGCGTTAATTCACGGAAATTGTTTTTAACATTTAGGAAACTGGTTTTGAACATCCAGTCTACATATAATTGTTCTTCTAAAACTTTTCTTAAACCTATGAAGAATAAATTGTTGTATTCAACTTTTAACTCGTTTATAAAAATGTTGTCTCTTAATGCAGTTAAAATTTTTCTTAATTCTTGTGTTGGTTCTTGATCGTAAAAATTATCGTCAAAAGCATCATCGCCTGCAAATCCAATGTCATCAATTGTGTTGTCATAAAGTTTTTTACTAAATTGAATTGTGCCGTTTTCAACACCAACTTTTTCCCAACCTGTAGTTGTTTTCATAAACAGTTTCCATCCACCGGTGTCTGCGTTTGTGACTTTTGCGTGTTTACCTACGGCAAGATCTAAAGTATCTAGTTGATATTCATAAGTGACTTGAGCATCTACAACTGTGTTTTCATCATGTGTCATGTCACCATCTGTTTTGTACCAATCACTTAAACTGTAAAATGCACTGGTTTTGAATGTTTGAATCTTTGTTCTGTTAAAAGTTGCACCATCCCATTGATATATTGCCCAGAAGCCATTTGAATTTTCTTCATCTGCTTTTACAAGATAATTTACAGTGCCACTTAGATCTGCTGTGTTGATATAAGTTAAATCCGCGTATGTATCTACCGTTGCGTCCCATTCTCCACTGCCTTCAGTTGGTTCTGGATCATTGGCATTTAAGTTTGTGTAATTTATTGTGTTTGCCAATTCGTATTTTTTCATTACAGAGTTTGAATAATCTATAATCTGTTTTAGTGCATCATATCTATTGATGTACCAACTCTGTCTTGGTCTAATTTTATTTCCGTATCTTCTGTTCAATGGTAAATCTAGGTCAGGCACATTGTTGCCTTCTGTATCAACACCAATCAAACTGTCCCACCATTTGTTTTCAACTTTTGTAGTAGGAACTTCTGTTGGATCACCTTCGCTAAACAATTTCCATACACTATGATTATCTCCAGATTCAACGTTATTGCTGTAATCCACGTTCAACACAACACTGTCATTTGCTAGTGTATTTTTAATATTGAAAGTTAAAAGTTTATCTGTGTCTGTGACAGCAAAATATTTGAATCCACCTAGTGCAGGGTTTGTAATGATGTTTGAAACATATGCAGTTGTGCTTTTTCTTGTAACAACAGACTTGCCTGGATCAGGAAGTATCACACTGTTTCTTACCCAATAGTAGTAGAAGTTTACAAAACCACCACTTGCAGGATCATATTTTTGTTTTGTGGTGAATACTGTGTTATCTGCGTATTTTGGAATTCCTGATATGCCTTGAGATATACCTCCTGTGGTGTCAGCAACATTGTTCCAGTCTGCTGGAGCCAGTCTTGATTCTACCCATTCATAGATATCAATTGATGCTCCTGGAAACAGTTTGCCCCAATTCTGTGTCTTGTATTCTTGATCACTTTGTTCATACCAAATCCATTTGGCCCTTGAAAGATCCCACCATACTTCGCCTATGTGTTCTTCACCCCATGGGATATTTGCATTTACACTTACTTCTGCTGAACCAACATTGTATACTGCTGGATCCCATTCTGTTTTGTAGTTGATTTCTCTGTCGGCAACTCCTAAAATTCTACCTTTGATTGGATCATAGTAGTCAATGTAATCAATAATTTTGTTTGAAGACCTGTCAAAAATAAATGCTGATTTAATTTTTCTATTGTCAATCAGTGCTTTTTCAGACACTAATTCTTTCCATGCATAACTGTTTGCAGTTTTTAATTTAAACACAGTCAATGAGCCATCTTCAGATCTACCTGATTCGCTTGTGTCTTGCGGTGCACCTACTAACACTCCGTTCTCTGCCATGAACACGCCTGTACCAAAATCATCATTTGCACTGACATGAGTAGTAACTATTCTATCATCTATAACAAATTGTGTGTCATATAAAGTTGCAGTATACACACCACCTGAACCTATGTTTAAGTCTACAACTAAAGTATCTTGTAAATCAAAAGTTGTTGCTCCACTATCAAATTTCATTTCTCTTGCATTGCCAAGATTTTCAGCGCCAATGGCAACTCTTGTGCCTGCAATGTTTGTGGATATACTTGAACCAAATCTCATATTGGTCTGTGTGTCAGGCGCAACTAAAGTTTGTTGTAGAGTGTATGTATTAGTTGACCCATCAGCGTTCCATTTGTAATAATATATTGCACCTGCATCTTCTTGATTTGTTTTGTCATGTCCTGGTGCGGTAACAAATAATGCAGTTCCATCTTTGCTCATTGCTATGTCATCACCAAAAGCAGTGTTCTTAGTTGAACCATCTGCAGTAGCACCTTCTAGTGTTTGTCTGTGTGTCCAAATGTATTGTGTACTATCATCATTGGTCACACTTGATCTTACAAAAATTTCTACTTTACCTGCTTTGCCTGGTGCTTTGGAACTAACAGCAAGAATGTCACCGTTGTCATTTACTTTTAGTCTATGACCAAATCTCTGTCCTGCGTCAGGATCATTTGATTGTATTGATGTCTGCTGTGTCCAGGTGTCATATGTTGAGCCATCTGCTCCAACACCCCAGGTATACATATGTACAACCCCTGTGTCTGATTGATAACCTGGTGCTGAAACAAACAAGTATTTGTCTGTTGTACTACGAGTTGACGCAGTGCCTTGCTCTGCAATAGCATGACTCCAACCAAAATTTGCATTTTCTAAATTGCTTGATCCATCAAATGGTGATGTCAAAGTTGTTAGTAGACTGTAATTTAAAGTACTACTACCCCATAGATATATTTTGATCAAACCTGAATCAATCTGTCTTGTACTGCCATCTAGTGCCATTGCATTGGCATAAGGTGCACCTGCAACAACAAAATTTTCATCACTACTGATTGATAAACTTTCACCTAATCTACTTGTGTTATCGTTGTTATCAGTCATAGTGAAACTGTTTTGTATTGTGTATATTGGATTGTCACCACTTACATCTCTAGCAAAGTAGAAATGCACAGTCCCTTGACCTTTGTCAGGCGCTGACACAACAAGTGTTCTACCGTCTTCTCTTGAAAGACACCTGTAACCAAAGTCTTGATTTACATCAGAATCCGGAGATCCAAGATAATTTATAGCATATGGGTCAACTTTTTCGTAAGTTTTATAAGTGCCACCAACATTTTCAGCAAACACTCTGTCACCTTTTATTTTATTGATGTCGTCTGCATCTTTGTATTCTCTGTAAGATAATCTATCATTTACATTGTTCATTGATGCGACTCTTACTGAAACTGTTTTGTAAACATCACCATAAGTGTCCAGTGTAGATTCATCTGCAAGTACTGAATTCGGCGTACCGAGGCTTGAAGCATTCTCAAAATTAATTAATACGCTGGTACCATCTTGTATTTCTTGTATTTTGTATACACCATTTAAGTTGGCAAATTGACTGTTTCTAATTGCCATGTAATCGTTTTTGACAAAACTGTGCGGTAAAGAAAATTCTATGATCATTTGTGTGTCATTGTTGAAACTTCTTACACTTTTTACTGTAATATCTGCAGGACTTATTCTTAAAACGTCCCAATTGGTATCTTCTTTTCGTGCAATCCAAATTAAATCGTTGTTTTGTATTTGGTTAACATCTAAATTTGTAATGTCATCAATATCATATGCAGTGTGTTGTACATCTTGTGGTCTTACCCAACCTGCTGTTTTAAATTTCTGTATTACATCTCTGTCAAAGCCTGGTTTTGTGTAATCGTATCTGTCAAAAGTTGCACTTGCGGTATATTCTAAAGGTTTATCATAAAGTTCATTGTCTTCAACTCCTACTGATCTATCATAGGACTTGGTGCCTCCATTAGGTAGTAATTCAATCGACTGTGTGTTGTGAAGGAATGTGTTGTCAGGCATTTTGATCTGCAGACTCTTAACACCATCTGCATTTCCAAACTCGCCTACTCTTATCATCCATTCTTGATATGTTTCAATATCTAAATTTTCATCATTGAATTGTGCTTTTAGTAATCTATCTATAGCAGTGCTTGTGCCTTTATCTCTGATAAAGCCTTGATAGAATTTGTATTGTGATATATCATTAGCAAAAAGATTTTCAAGGTAAGGTCTGCTTTGGTATCCTATTAAGTGTTGTGCAAGACTTTGTTGCCCTTGATTAAAATTGTTTGTTTCAAGATTGTAAAAATCATTAAATTGATCTATTTTGTAGTCAAAGTTTGGTATCAACTGCGGTACAGGTTTTGCATCTTTGATCTGCCATTTAGCAAAGTCAAATTCTGAACCTGAATTATGATTTACTTTTGCAACATAAAAGTTTGCATCATATTCAACTGTGTCACCAATTTCATAATTGGTGTTTGCTAACCATAAAGATACTTGTGCTTCATCAAAAATAAATCCTGGAGCATAGTAGTCACCGTTCCAGTTGCCTGTCTTCCAACCAATTAATTTGAGTCTTTGTTGTCTGAATCCTGTTGGTAATTCAAGGATAACATCATTAAATGAAGTTTTGTTATCAAAAATAATCATGTGTTCTTTTTGAACAGCATTCATTTGAATATTGAAAATACCTAATTCAGGATTTTTTGTACTGATATTGAAAGTTGTGCCTGCTCTTTTTGTTGAAATATCTTTGACTCCAATTATTCTTCCGCCAGCATCTAAAACACTGTACTGTCCTTTCACATCGGTCAATCTAGCAATAATACTGTTTTGTGTGACAAGATTAAATCCGTCTGCTCCTGCTGACAAAGTTATTGCCGCTCCTGAAGACCAACCTTGTGTTGTCCAGTATAAAAATTCTTTGGCTGAAGTTTCCCAATTGTTAACTTCTTTGATTTCGTTTGAAAATTTATCAAAAACAAATCCTTGTGATTCTAAATATTTTCCATATCCTACTAAAAAGTCAATAACTTCTTGCACAGTAGTAAACACTGTTCCGTAGGTCACAGTTTTTACAGTGTTTCTGTAATTTTTGTAAATTACTGCTTCGGCAGTGCCCACTTTAATTTTTGTGCTTCCACTTTTCATTGGTTCAAAAACTTTAAAGAAAGGCTGAAGTGCATTGTAACCAATAACTTTGTAACCACCTTGCAGTGTTGAACCATCTGTGGTTGTATCTGTGTTAAGTTCTATTAACACACCTGAATAACTGAAACTGTTTACAGGATTAGATGTTCTAAAAAGTATTTTGTAGTTTTCATCTGGAACAAACTGTGTGCCTCCTGCAGACGCTGGTGATGTGGAATCTGTTAAAACTTTGATGTTTTCTTTATCTGTAAACCCGCCAAGTTTGTAAGCAAGTTGGACATTTAGATTTTTCATCTTGTCATAGTAAAAAGTTGCAGGATCTAAATTATTTTTTATTAGATAATTTACTACCCAAGGCTGGTACCCAGCAGTCATGTATCTTGTTGTTACACCTGTAACTTCGTTAGTCTCTGTTTCTAAATGATATTTTGTATCAGCAAGTGTTTGTCTTACTTCTGTTGTTGAATCAACCAGGTTGTTTGCTGTGTTTCTTGTAAGTTTTGCATTGTCTAAAAACAATCCAAAGAACTTGGCAGGATTTGTTAGTGCTAATACTTTTGCAACACTGAAAGCATAAGAAGGTGATCTTCTCCATGCAGTTTCACTAGGTGACTGATCACCAAACTCCCAATTCCTATTTCTATTTCTTGTTGTGTCACCTTGTATTAATTTTGCCGCTATTGGACTTTTTAGATTTCCGTTGTCATCAACAGGCAAGTAATTTGATAAACCTGTTCTAATATATCTTGTTATTGTTGTGCTTTGAGTTCTGTCATAGCCTGCTTCTAGGTCATCCCATAGAACGCTGTTGCCTGCTGTGTATGGTGCAGGTCCATAATGTGTTTCCCATGTGCTGGGTTTTTCGCTATATCCAAGCATTTCCCATGGATGAGTATGAGGTCTGTCTGTGTCATAGTACAATTTGTAAATGCCTCTCCAGTATCCTGGACTTAGATTGTTAGATACTGAATCTCTGGCTAAATTATAGTTCCAGGTAAATGCATCATCTTCTTTGTAGGTTGTGTTGTTCTGCCAACTTACATTGTTTTTTCCTGCCCAGTTGTAAAAATCCAAACTCAATACACTGTTAAATTCTGTATTGGTGTAGCCTGTGGATTTAAACACCGATGGTCTTACATCTGTTTCTGCAAGTAGAGATGAGTCATATGCAGTTTTCAAGTTGTTGTAAATTCTTTTTTCAAGTTCTAACAATAGGTCATCTCTGTAATCACCATAAGCAATAGTTCTTGAACCATCGTGTCCTACAATTACACTTTTGCTTGTTCTGTATGTGTTGTCCGTAACTAGTTCAGGTTTGAATTTTGGATACATGCCAAGTTTTGTAGGAGTAGGCGGAATAAAACTTCCGGTTGTGTCGGCATAATCTTTTATTTTAATAATATCGCCCACTACAAGCGTTTTTGATATGGTAACACTGTCGTCGGTTGTATTGAATGTGTAGTCTGTGTTATGAGTTAGTTGCACATCATTTACATAAACATAGACTGCTCTGTTACTGACAGTGTTCATTTTATGTACACTATCAATTGCGTAATCTACTTCGCTTGAATCTTGAACTGTGTATGTTTTGGTTGAAACATTTTTGCCAAATCCAACCATGTCTTCGTAAAAGAAAGGAAAAGTTTGATTTTTTTCATCTGCTATTGCAGTCAAAATTTCGTCTACAAATTCTGGCACATCACCTGTAAAGTTTTTGCCAAAACTTTTGCTAATGAAACTGTCTCTGAATTTTTCATATTCTAAACTTGCATATTCTAAGCCTCTTATTGTATTGGCATTTTGATCAATCAAATTAAAGATACCTTGCGGTAATGCTCCTGTGTGTTGTAGTATTGTGCCGCCTTTGGTTCTTACCTCAGGAAGATCTCTCAAATTGCTTGATCCTGGTATGGTGCCAACAACATCAATGTTTTTTTCCTGTATGTCATGCACGTGATTCAGTATTTCACCAAATGTGAATTCTGATAATTGTGCATTGAATGGATTTACTGATAAGTTTTCAGGCACTTCATATAAACCAATACCGTCAACTTTTTTTGTTGCAGAATAAGTTGAAATTTTTACAATGTCATTTACTGCTAGATCTTTGTTGAAACTTACATATTTGTTTACAGTGCCGTCTGCCAAAGTGTAGTCAGTTGTTAAATCTTTTCTCACGTGATTAACATCCACTGACACTTCAAGATCTGTCAGTGACTTGCTGTTTTTATAAACATCTATTGGAAACAGTTTCTTTTCATCACTGGTTACAACAATTGTTTTTATTACTCGTTGTTTACTTTCTTCTTCTCTTTCAATCCAACCACTTTTGCTGTTGTGTGTTGTAAGTCCTGTTGTGTAGTGTAAATGTCCTGAGCCGTATTTTTTTGTGACAGAGTCATTGCCAGAGGTGTATGTAAATGAACCGCTACTTAAATCTGATTCAAAAACAATATCTCCAACATTGTTTATGGTTTTATATTTTATTTTTTTACCTAATACTGTGTCAGTGACACTGCTTGTGCTTGTGGCAAAGTTAAAAACTTTTGCTCCAGTAAATGTAGTTGTTGGATAAGTTGTTGTGTTTGAAAAACTAACATGATCTGAATCAAACAAATCAAACAATGGTTCTTGGTTAAGTGCAGTTTTTGTTTGTCCTACTGACCATGTCTTGTCTGTTGAATCATAGAAATAAGTTTTTCCTTGGTTGCTGGTACCCAGTTCAATAAAAACACATTCTTTGTCTGCTGGACTTGAATCCGCAGGTGACGTTAGTGCTATAACTTTGCTTGAACCTACTGTGACAAAATTAACAACATAAATTCTATTTTTTACAAGTGTGTCTGTGTCAGCAGTAAACAACACTCTCATTCCTTCTGCAAGACTTACACCATCAACAATGTAACCTGTTTTGTTGACAACATTTGAAAATACATCAGTAGTCACTGTGTCAACTAGTGTTACAGATTTTTTGGCCACTGTACCATGATTGTACAACGCTAGTCCTGAATCAAATTCTATAATTGGTCTTTTGGCTCTATCTTCTTCTAAAAGATTTGCAGTTGTTCCATTTGCAGTGGCAGTGGTTTCTAAAACACTTTTATGATACCATCTGTTGTATCTTGACCAAGCATTTTGATCAATTGAACTTCTGTTTATTGTGATATAATCTTTGTCTACAGGTCTGTAAAAACTGATCTGGTATGGCCTGTCATCGTATGGCACTGAGTCATATGTTTCTGTTGTTTCTGTTGCATACGATTCAGGAGTAATCAAATCTGCACTGTCAGTTAAAGTTATTGAATCTCCAACACCTTCCACATAAAATTGTTTTGTACTGTATTTGCTGGCATTGGTTACATTAGTGCCAAATTTAAGTTTCATTCCATTTGACAACTTAACACCTGCTGATGTTGTGTAATTTTTGGCACCTTCAATTTGATTTTCAACATCAATGTTTGTGCTACTGTCTATGGTTTCAATAGTCAATACACCATGCATGGCAGTGTGGTTTCCACACTGATAATAAAGTACATCTGGTGCATCTGTTGGTACAACAAATTCCACTGTGCCTTTGTCTGTACCGTTGTTGGTTACTCCTGTGCTGTAAATAACCGAAGTTGAACCATCTACATCAATACCTGTTTTGAAAGGTTCGGTCATTATATAGAAAGGATGACCTGAAGCATTCACTATAAATTTGTAAGTGTTGCCTCTGTATAATTTTAAAGTAGGATTGTCTGTGCCGGCTCTTGTGCTGAAAGTATATGCACCAGCGGCATTGTTAGCAACTTTTATTTCTGTTGTGGTACCTGTGCCTATTGTGTTTACACTGATTGGATTTGGTCCTTCTGGTAACCAATAGTATTCTCTGTAATTTACAAGTTTGTCATAGTCAATGGCTGGATTCCATGCATAGACTTTTTCTTTGTTAAGTCTGTCCTGGTTGTCTGTCAAGCCACCAAAAAATTTGATTTGATTTAGATAGTCATCATAGGTACCTGTAAACTTTACTCTGTCTTCAGGATTTACACTTGCAGTGTCTTTGTCAGTGTAAGTGACTGTTGGTTCTAGTTGATAATTTTTTCTATCTGTGCTTGTGGCACTGATGTATTTGTCTTTGGGATTTCTTGTATAAGCATATTCGTGTCCCACAAAACCGTCTAATCTTTGTAGGCTACCAGGTTGTATTAAAGGATCAATTGTGCTTGATAAAAATCTTTCGTTGGCGTCTGTTCTATAGAAACTTGGAAGATGACCAATACTTCTTCTTATTACGTTGCCATTTTTGTCTTTGTATTCAACGTTGTTTATTTGTGAATTGATTGCTCTATCTGCCATCTTTAGTATCCTGACCCGCTACTGCCTGAACTGGATGAAGAACCGCCGGAACTATATCCACTTCCTGATGTTGTAGAGGTCACTGATGATACTGCTGATGTAGATCTGCTTGTAGTTGTAGTTGATGTGGTTGATGTCACAACTGTGCCGGAAGCCGCAAGTTGGTTGGCGCCGAGTGCATCAATTATAGAAACATCATCAACGGTGGCCCCACTGATAAAAATTTCATCGCCTGCTCCAGATATTTGGAACAATGATCCAAAACTTTGTCCGCTTTGGTTTGGCACAATTACAACAGTTAGCAAATCAGGTGCTAGTTGTTGATGAATGTATGCCGCTAATTCTGTAAAGTAAAAAGTGTCACCAAAGTCAAAATTATCTAAAGCGAAAAATTCATTTAGTGCTTTAATTACTCTGGTCTGTATTATTGCATTTGTAACATTGCTTGAAGGATTTTTAACAACTTTAAATGTTGCTTGGAATTCTTCATCTGCTTTTGAACCAAACAGTATTTTGTATTTCACTGGATGGTAAACTATTTGATCTGAAAGACTTTTTAAAGAGTTTAATGTACCACTGTATGCTACTCTTAATTGATCAGATGTGGATGCTGTTGGCTTTGTACCACCTTCGCTTAACCATGTTCTAAATCTGTTATCGTAGTTTCTTTCCAGCATGTACACATCAACTATGTTGCTTACACCTGGATCAATTCTTGTGTCTTGTCCTGCAAAATGCTTGTATTGAAAATCAATATTGCTTCTGCCCCGTCTGGCTTGATAATCTGTTGTGGTTGTCAAAGTAATTGTAGATGAATCATATTTTTTGATTACATTTTCTGATTCATCATAGAAATAAAACAATTGGCCATTTGTGTATGTGCCAGGAAGTGTTATGTCTGCTTCATTTTGTGAAACAATAAAATTTGTTGAAGCATATGGTCTAAATCTTTCTATATTATTGTAAGATGAATACTTTTCAAAAAACACAAATTTTGTTGTTGGTGTTGTGTCTGGTTCCACAACAATATTAAAAATATCAGGATTGTCAACCACTCCATCATCGTCTGAGTCATAAAATCCAACTTTGACTTTTCTGTTGTCTTGATAACCATCATTTTCTTCCACTGTGTCAACAACTTGCCAATTAATTGGATAACCCAAAGCAGTGCTTGAACTTAAAACTAAATTGTTCTTAAGAACTTTTACAACATCTTTTACTGCTTGTCCTGTTTTGTAATCATAAATTTTTTCAGTTTTGTCAAAGTAAAATTTGTTTTGTGCTTCTGATTCAAAAATATAATTCAATGTTCTGTACGTTACTGTGTAGGTATTTCCATCATTAGTAAATTTAAAGAACCAACTAGCATCTAAATTGGTTGATGTTGAATCTCCTGCAAAGTTTAAACTAAATGTGTTTGACGCACTTAGATTGGCAGAAGTGATCACAACCCATTCACCGGTATTTTCATTGTATCTCAAACCAAACTCTTCAAAAGCATCTATTCTGTCAATGATATCATTTTTCAAAGTTGTAGTCATTGTTGTTGTGAATGGAGGAAATATAGCATTCAATACTGAATTTGCTGGCACTATGTTATTAAGTGTAATTGGTCCAACACCTGATTCTAAGTTTCCTTCACCACTGTTCGAACCATCACCAACAACTCCAGAAATTTTTGCCCATAATCTGTCTTCAGCATTGTCTGTGCCTGAAGTTACTAGTTTTCCGTTTAAAAATTCTCTTGTGTCTGGTGATGTAAATTTAACTAATGATCCAACTTTTGCAAATTTTAAGTTAGATGTTGCAAAGTCACCAACTGCTAAAGGACCACCTGAAGTGAAATATCCTGTATTTGTGTTTGTGCCTGTGGTTGTTGAATTCCAACTTGCTGTCAAAGAACTTAGATCTTTTGTTCCGTATTTCAAATAAAAGAACTGTCTGACTTCTGCATCTTTTAATCTGGCTTCAACACTGGTATTGATTGTATCTAAAATTTCGTTTTTGTTTGTAAATGTAAAAGTAAATGTTGGTGCAAGTTCTTCTCTGTATAAAATTCCATCATCTGCAAAAGTTGACACATTACTATATGCTCCTGTTGGGTCAATAATTTCTTTTGCTCTTGATATACCTGATGCTGTTCTGTTCACTGATTTTACTTTGATAATATCTTGAGAAGCACTTAAAGGAACTACATTGTAGTCCTCTGCTGTGATCATTCTATTTTGTGAATAATAAACTTGCGGTGCTTTTTCTTTGATAGAATTATTTGACTCTGTTGCTGATGCATTGTAAATTGACTGTTGTAAAGATGCTGTTACAGTTAAAGTTTGTGGAGCACCATTTTTGTCATTGTAACCAATGTTAAAAGTTATGCCTGACAAATCTGTAGGTTGAATTGAAAAATTAGCATTATCAGAAGTTCTGTAATATGCTCTAAATGTACCTGATGGAATATTTGAAAAATTGCCATCACCAAATACTAAATCAACATTATCGTTGTTTTGTGTTACAACATTGTATATGTTTCTTTCAGTTTTTTCTAAACTATTGTATATTGCATTGTTGCCAACTGTTGATGGAACTTGTTTCCATAAATTTTCCAATTGGCCAAAATCATCTAATTCATATAACCAAACATCTGTGTTGTTGATGTTGTCCACGTTCAATGGTTGCACAAAGTTTGTGGTTGGATTGTCTACATTAAATTCAACATTGCCTAATGTGCCTTGTTTGAACAAAGCAAAAAATCCTGTGTTGGCTGAATTGTCGCCTGCGCCGTCTGTTCTGTAAACGTATGTGAATCCTCCACCTGGTATTGGTGTGCTTTCATAAATGCTTTCTGAGTCTTGTATTGTTGCTGGTACTATTTCAAATACTCTGTCAACTCCGCTTACACCTCTTCTAAAATTAAAAATTGGCAAGTCTGTGTTGTTTGAATTTGAAGTGTATATTTCAGTTTTGATTCCACCAATTGTGTCTGACTCTTGTGGCTTTCCAAAAATTTGTCCACTTACATTGGCCGCGTTCAATATGTTTATAAATTGTTCTCTGTAATTTGCATTTGTGCCATCGTTCCATAACACAGTGATGTTTGCAAGATCTGTTCCAACTGAATCAGTAACATTTTCTGTTGTTGATACAGAAGTAAATTTTAACAATCCTGTGGCAGGAGTGTTTCTTTTTACATTGTAGTTGATTAGTCTGGCTAATCTTAAAATTGAATTTCTTCTTTCTGCTGTTTCTAAAAAGTTTTCTCTGGCATTTAAGTCTACTCTAAATGACAATGACTGAGCAATGTAGGCAATTAGATCCAAAAGTGCAACATATTCTGAACTTTCAATGTAGTCGTTGAAATCATCTGGGTAGTTCTCTCTAAGATAGGCCACCATGGTTCTTCTGATTGTTTCAAAATCGTAGGATTTGAAATCTGCCTGCTGAAATGCAGTGTAGATTTTTCGCCAATCTTCGGCAACTAGTAATCGGTTTTGTCTATCTGTTGTGGCCATACAAATTTGTATGGGTATTTATAGGATTAATAAAGTGCGTATATTAAGATAGACGCAAAGTGGAGTCTTGGTCGAATGAAAAGGTCAGTTTTTCCACCACATTGTAAGGCACATACCTTATAGTTGCCTGTACACTGATGCCGTGATCAAACTCACTTACCACAATATCTTCTGTGACTAGTCTTGGGTCAGCATTCAAATTTGCAGTAATATCGTCTGCAACTGCTTCTTTGAGAGCATCTGTTAATGGTTCAAACAGCACATCATATATTATTGTGCCAAATTCTGGGTTTTCGATTCTTTCACCTTTTCTTACAGACAATCTGTTTATGAGATCCTGTTTTATCAAAGCAAAATCATATAACTTATAGTTGTTCTGTTCTGCTCGAGAACTGAATCCTTTAAAAACTGATCTACCTGGTATGTAACCTGTTGCCATTGTTAAAATCCAAATTTCTTACCTATGCTTTTGACCACTGAGCCAACTTTGCTGGCCACTGATCCTACTGTACTTACCGCACTTGTAACCTCTGTTACAGACGTAACATTGCCACCAACAACATTTTTGTAAGTTTCAGTCACTTTGGAAACATTGTTGTATGAGTTTGTTACTTTGCCTAGACCTGGTACTATGCCTTCAATTTTTTGTCCGCCACCTGTCAAAAGTGTTCCAACTGTGTTTATTGTGTTGACGGCACTACTTAATTGTCCTGACCGTTTGTCCACACCTGCGGTACTGAATGTTTTTGAAATACCTTTTGTATATAACACGCCACTTTCAGTAACAAGCACAGTGGTCAAGTTGTCCACATTGTTTGTCTGTATACTTGAAGTAATTGTGTTGTAAGTTTCAAAAGCACCTTCTGACAAAGTGAGATATCCTGTTGTGTCTTTGGTTAAAAAGTTTGAAGATTTTGTTTTATTGAAACTTTCAATTATGTCCTTTGTTGGTTTGCTTGGATCTGAGGCTATTTTAGCATCTAGGTCTGCTTTGTACTGTGCCCACCTGATACTGACTAAATCAGAATTTCGGTTTGCATTTTCTATAAATCCAGGCGTTTCAATTGCTGTGCTTGTTCCTACAGAACCAAACATTGGATTTAGATCTTGGTGGCCATAGAAAGGTTCGTGTGTAGGCACTCTCATGCCTGACATACCTGCCACTGCTCTGTCAACTTTATATAATGTATCCAGCGGTTGTAAGGTTACATCTGCATAAGTTGTTAGTGCCGTACGTGTACCTGATGCAGAATTAAATGATGTTCTAAACATTGAAGGGACAACTTCTGACACTCCATAAGAATTAAAATGCACTTGTCCTCCTATTAGGTCTACACGAGAACGACCCTGTTGAATATTTTCTGTACCAGCATCTGCGGCTATCTTAGCAAACGCTTTTGAATAAATGTTTTGTGCTTGTGATCTAATATTTCCTGTGGCAATCTGTTTTATTTCTGCTCCATCAATTACTACTTGTCCATTAGGTTCTAATTTTTTTGTTAAGGATTCGTTGGCTTTTAATTTGATGTCCTTGTTAGCGTACATGTTAATATTGCCTTCTGAATGAAAGTTTATATCGCCACCTGATCTTAAATTGTATCCTGTCTGTGCATACACATCAACCATACCGTTGTTTGAAAATTCCATCCACACAGTGCCATCGGCGTTTGCTAGATAAACAACACCTGCTGTGTCATGCATCAACAACTGATGTCCTGAACTTGTTCTTAGTCTTATCAATTGATTTTCACCATTGGCATCACCATCATCCATAACAAAAGTATGTCCGGCTAATCTTGTTGTTTTCTTAGGTGTCAAGTCATCTAAAGGACCTATCTTGTCTGTTTTTGAACTTCTTTTATCTATTGGACCTGGTGTGCTAATTCCAAATACATTGCTGGGTGATTCACGCCTTGCACTTGAAGTTGTGTTACCTCTCACATCGTCTGTAATTAGACCTTGATTTTTAAGTGTGTCTGCAAAAGGATGAATTGGTTTTTTTAAATTTTCAAAACCTAAACCTGGTGCTACATCAAATATACCTCTGTTGGTTTCTGCTACAGGAACATTTTCCTGTCCATATTTTTCTGTGATGCTTGGTCCAGCACTGAATCTTTCTCCAATGTCATTGTTGCTGTAAGACTTATCACTACTTGCAAGACCTGGTGTCATGTGATTTATGAAAGGTTCTTGAATACAACCAATCCAGTATGCTTGAGTAATTTTTCCTTCAGCAAAAATAACTAGAACTTTTGTGTCAATGTCCGGCGGAGTCATCCACATACCATAAGAGTGCTGTGTGTTTTCATACAACGTTGGCGTGGTTTCGTTGACTGCTCCTGGACTTTTGGCTCCATAGAAAGGAGCAAGATAATCACAAGTGATCAATTGGTCTGTTGGCACGTTGTCTGCGCCATGTATTGCAGGCACATAAACACCTAAGCGTCCCATTCTTGTTTCGTCTTGATTTACTTTTACAACTGCAATATACGGACCTGCATTTAAACTTGTGTACGTATCATCACTTTGATTTTTTTGTGTTGATGTAAATCCTTGATTAATTGCCATTATGCGCCTCCAATGTCAAAGACATCTTCTGTTTGTGGTGTGGTTTCATTAGATTTTGATCCACTCCATTTTAATTTTGCTGTAACTTTTCTTTGATTGTTACATCTTGCCATAGTCAAAGTCTGTGTAAACTGTCCTTGATCAAAATTACTTTCTGTTCTTACAATTCTATATAAGCCTGTAAACTGTGGTGTGGCTTCTGAATTGAACTTGTACAACGCTGTGTTTTCATCAAAATCACTAGGAAATTTAAAATTCAATTGCACAACAACTTCGCCGTTGTCAAAGTTAAATGCTCCTAGTTGAGGATCCCATACATTACGTCCAATCTTTGCTCGTATTGTTGACCCTTCACCAACCCTGAACGGTATGGCATAGTCGTGTCCTAAGAAAGCAGGATCACCCATTATTTTCATTTCCACAGTGACCATGTCACCTTGTGGATTTACAAGATAATCATATTGTGCATCTGCAACCGATTGTATTGATCCTGTTTCTTCATTCTGTGGTTGGATGTTTGGATTTTCTGTGTTAAGTGTTGTTATGTACTGACTCAAAGGATGTAGCGGATCTGCTGTATAAACTTTGTCACCAAAAAATGCTCTCACTTTCTTTTTTACAGCACTGATTAGTTTTTTAGGAAAACTTGCATCGGATTTCCTCAACACTGACTGAAAGTAACCTGCATTGTATTCAACGTTAAGATCTAAAATATCTAAATTTTCTCCTGTGTAAATGTAGTTGAACTTTCTTCTAATTGCATTTGTGTAGTCAAAACTGAAACCAAAACCGGCTTTGACAAAATTCAATATGTGAATTTTGAATTCTTTGATATGAAATCTAATTGTTTTTGGATGTTGATTTAAAATGTCGTCTTTTTCTGTGCCTTCCTTAATTGTTGTCACAATTTTGTACCAACTCACATACTGTTCTTCTTCTGATATTAATTTGCCTGCCGCACTGGCTTTGGCTTGTCTAAATAAAATTTCTTCAATATTGTTGTATTTGTCATACTGTCGCACAAGATCTTCTAATATTTTTGCAATTGAATTGTTTTTGTCGTATCTCACAGGAGAAAATCTAGCAACCTTGAAACCAAAAAGTCCGCTGACAGGATATTGATTATCTGAATTGGATTCTATTTTTCCTATTTCAGGATCTGCTGTGATTTCATATTTGTCCGGAAATTGTCTTAGACCTTTTTTGACTTCATTTTCTAGCATGTCGTTGTTAAGATCATCAGCAAATTTTTTCAGTATTCCGTTTAGTCCGTCGCCTCGTTGACCATTGATCTGTCCACCTGTACGAGTATACAAAAATGCATTTATCATTGCAAACTCTGTCCATGGATATGCTTGAACTGTGTATGTTGTGCTACCTGCATTCATTTGCAAAGAAGATTTGCTTAATCTAATTGGATATGTTCTCTTTGGTACAGGATTTGGTAGTGCTATGCCATTGCTGTCATAACCTTTAAATTCTATTGTCAAAAGAAAAGGTGCATTTGTATGATTCATATAACCGTTGTTGAAAGCGGCCGCCCTACATTTTTCCCAAAACGTAATACCATTGGGTTCTTCCAGTTGCATTTCAATTTTGGTATAATTCATAAGTTTTCTAAATTCGTTGGGCCTTGGCACACTGTTTATTGATACACTGTTAAAATATATGTCTCTGCCTTTGCTTAAAATTCTTTGTGAACCTGCCACCCTGTCTGCAACAGTTGTGCCTGTTATTCCTTCTACTTTTTCTTTTACGATTGCATCTCCTGTATCTTCTGCTACAACAGTGTTGCTGACATTGGGGTTTCCTATGCCACCTGTTCTAGCAATAATATCATGTGGTGTGTCAGTAGGAATGCCGTCTGGATT